GAATATTTAATAATGATTCATCATTTAGTGTTTTACCTGATCCTCTTAAGTAATTAATAATAGCTTGTATTTGCTCAGAGTTACTAACAGCCTTTCTATTTCTATTAAAAAGTCTCCAATTATTATTACTACCAATATACACAGTTGGCATTATTAAATAAGAGTTAGTTCCACCATTTGTATTAATTGTAAAGAAATTTGGGGCTTCATCACCTGGTATTGTTAATAATACAGCCGGGCCATTAGTCTCTTCTGTTGTGAATGTTCTTTCATTGTATGGTGTTGCATTAACAATTGATGCTAAACCTTCCTTATTTATAGTTCCTGGAATATCTTCTTCATTTTTAAATATATTTAATGCTGATTCTTGAAATCCTTTATTATTTTCTTCTTGTGCAAATGCTGTTTGTACATCTTCGTCATTAAATGGAACTCTAGTTATTGTATCTCCTTCTATTTTATAAGAAAGAAATGAATTTGCATCTATTAAGATTTGTTTACCATCTATTTCTTTAACAACAATTGACGAATTTGGATTTGTTTTTGCTTGTTCTAAAACAGCACCTAATACACTTTTATCAACAACACCTTCAGATGCTAAATCTATTAAGTTCTGAAAGGGGATTTTATCTAATTCAGGGTATTCTAATAAGTATTTGGATGTTCTTTTATTTAATTTAACATTAGGATAATCATCATCTGCTTGATATAAACCCATTCTAATATTTTCACCTAAAGTTAATAATACAATTGTACTACCATCTTCAGTAATATATATTCTTTGATCACCATTAATATCCCATTTCTTTAAAGTAGTTATTAATTTTTTAACATCAAATGAGAAAAAATCTTTTGGTAAATAATTTAAACTTATAGAATTTTGTAAATTTGCAGTAACTGATCTTCTATCATTACTTGAAAAGCTATCTAAATTTTTTAATAATTCATCACTATCAAAAATACCAGGAGTAATAGCAATAAAATTAGCTAATTGTGGAAATTTAGGTAAGTATTTAGAAATAAACTCATTATTAGAAACATCATCAAACATTTCTTTACCTTTTCTAACAACAAGATATTGTTTTTTAGCTGAAAATTCTAATTTTAGCCATTCTCTTATATTTATTGGGTTGTCTTTATATAGTTGATTTAATTTTTCTGATGATTTTAAAGGAATGTATTTTAATATATTTTTAATATTTGGAATATCTGCTAACCAAGGAATTTCACTCATTAGTTTACTAAAATCCATAGGTGATGATTCATTTGGACTATTATCTCTATTAGTATAAACATATCTATTAGTTTCCTGAGGTGTATCTCTAACTTGTATAGCAACAAAACTTAATTTATTAGAGCTAGGTAAATTTTCATTTTTAGCTAAATAAAATGTTGGATATCCTCTATCTCTACTATATCTATAATTACCATATGATCCTCTAGTAATACACCATCTTTCACCCCTACCATACAGTAGGCAATTACCTTCTTTAGAACCATTATATATAGTTTTACCACCTTCATTATAAACAACATCTGGTGTGTTTTCTATCTCATCATCTCCACTATTAACACCTTCAGAAGATGTTATTAATTTTATTAATTGAGATAAAGTGTAATTACGTAATTCTTTATCAGTAATTTTAGGTGAATTTTTTATTTGATCAAAACGCTCAATGTATTTTCTCAGTTGATTATCTGATATTGTTATATTTAAGTCATCTGCTTCTTCTTTAAATTTTTCAATGTATTTTAATATTACATTTTCTGCATATTCAAGTAATGGATATAAATTACTTGCAACGTGTGTTATAAATTTGTATATTGGGGATGTTGTTTGTTTTAAACTCATTTTTATTATACTGTTGTTGGAGTTGATGTAAATTTGGCTGTGTATATAGATGGTATTCTTTTGATACCTGCTAATATTTTTGAATAAGATTTTCCATCAAATGGTTCAAATGGAGATGGATCAATTTTTAAGCTAAGATCAACAACGTGTCTTATACCGTGTGTTTCATCATCAGCATCTACTATATCTACAATAGTAACACCAGGAATAGCTCTAATATCCGATAATATTTCTTGCATGGGTCTTGCATCACTGTTAACAACAATTCTACAATATACTAAATATATGTTAGGATTTGTTGATTCACGAATGATGTCTATAAACTTGATCATGCTTATAAATATTACAAAAATTTTGATTATTATCTTTTTTATACAGTTTCATTTATATCGTAATAATAAGAATCTGTGTCTTCAGTTATCCATTTATCTGCTACTGATTCTACTGAGAGTAAATATTTATCTACTTTTATGTCTTTAACATTTAATGGAAATTCAGATGTAACCCAATTTGAATCTCTCCAATAAATTCTATTATTAGGCATACATAAAAGATAACCACCATCTGCTACTAAAACATGACCTGCTTTATAATCAGTAGGTTCGTCAGAATATGGATTATCGTACCAATCTACAGTAAATAAATAAGTAGCCCAAACTTTAGTTTTATTTCTTAAAATAACCTGGCATCTTTTTTCTAGTAAAAATGAATATTTTGTAACAGATACATTTTCACTAAAACAATCCCATAATTGTTTATAATAGAAAGGAATATCTTTAGTTGGTTCTTTTATAAAAAGTTCTGAAATGGGGACTCTACTTCTTACCATTCCAAAATCTGTCATAATATGAAAGGTTAGTATTTTACCTGTAATAGATTGTATTCCAAAAACATAGGCATTATCAAAAATGTTATTATCTTTAGAATTATGAGTATAATGAGAGCGTCTTATTAAACATTTAAAATAAGGAATATTTTCATTTAACATTATTTTTCTCTTATTAGTAATTCACCTAATACCTCTAAACGACCAACTTCTCTTTGAAATTCAATTGGTGTCATGTTTAAAGATATTTTTTTAAGTGTTTGTTCAAATTCTTTTGTAGCAACTTCTTTATCAAATTTACCGTTAGTTGCTTTTTTATAATAAGGAGCTTTAACTTTAAAGTGGTGCCAAGTTAATAATGCTAAACCACCTTTTTCTTCAGCATTTGAAGCTATTTTAGCAGCACCTTCACCACGTTTTTTAGCAAATTCCTCAAAAGTTTCTTTAAGTTTTTTAGCTTCTTTTAATATATCTAATAATTTTATCATTTTATTTTTACACAATTTGGATATTTTTTACCAAACATTGTTTTCATACCTTTTTGAGTATATCCTTTCCAACATTTTTCAGTAAGTATATCTTCTTCTAACATTTCATTTAACCATTTAGCATTTAAACCAATATAAACATTAGGTTGAATAAAACCTTCAGGATACATTTTAAATGCTTGTGTAGTTCTATGCCAGCCTTCTCCTAATTCATATTTACCATCTTTAGTTTTAAATATAATAATAGGTTCTTTAGATATTCCTTGACTTTTTAATAATTTTTGTTGTGTATTGTGTCTTTCAATATCCTTACCTACATCTTGTCTAATTTCCCCTCCAATTCTTGATTTTAATTCTTGTTGAGTTTTATTACCAAAAATATCCATTGTTATAGGAAAGTTTGTCTTAGTCTCCCATTTTAAATCTTTAAGTTGACTATCAATCCAATCCTGAATACCTTCGGCTGTGTTGATATTATCATCTTTTTTAATCATTTTATAAATCCAATCCTTTATAACATAATCAGGGAAATTTGGAAGTTGTTGTTTTAAATAATCTAAAAGACCTTGTCTTAACTCATTTATATTTTTATTTTTAACAGGAGCATAACCAGAACCATATGGTGCTGCTTTACCTGATTGTGGGTCTGCTGTTTCTTTTACTTTATTTAAACGTTGTGTTTTAGCTTTAGATGATTCTTTACGTTTTTCAATATAATCTAAAGCACGTTTTAATCTAGATTTTACTTCAGGATCTTTTGCTTTACCATATGCTGCTCTTACTCGTTGATGAATTAAATTAATAATTTGTGATTGACGAGCATGTGGTTTAGATTTAAATGAATCTTTATTTAATGTATCAACTATATCTTCTTTAGTTTTAAATTTAATAGATACAGTATCTTTTGGATTTTCATCTGTGTATAAACGACGACCTGATCCTTTAGGTTTTTTACCTGTTCCTTTTTTAGGATCATTTTCAGATAAAACCTCATTTAATATATCTAATAGTTTTATCATTTTGTTTTACCCCATTTAGTACCTTTACCTTTTGCTTTACATCCTGCTGGAGTTGGTCTGCAAGCTGGATATGCTCGTTTTTCGCCTTTTTGTCTTCCACAAGGTTTGTAACCAGTTATTTTACCATCTTTTCTAATTGGAGCATTACAATCAACCCACCCACCTGTTTTACCAGGAGCACCTTTACGAGAAAACCAAGTTCTAAGTGTTTCTTTTACTTTTTCAAGAATTAATTCTTCTTCAACCTTAGCATATCCTGATCCATATGGTGCTGCTTTACCTGATTGAGGATCGTCTGTTTCTTTTATATCTTTCCAAATTTTTCCAGCGCGACATCTTACAACAGCTCCTGATTTGTAAGCTGATGGTTTATCAAACTTACGATCAGCAATACGAAGACATCTGTCTCGTTTTACTTTTTTTTCAGAAAGTATTTCTCTAATAAGTTGTTGTAATTCAGATGTATTCATATTACCATTTTTTACAAGACCAGTAACGAGCTTTCCATCTTGGACCTGGGTTTTTGCAATTGTGTCTTGCTCTAAAGGCTGCACGTCTTTTAGGATTTTTATCCTTAATTACCATTCTTTTACCTTTAGCTGATTTACCACCAAATCCAAAGTTAACTTTTACTACATTACCTTTATCATTTTTAACATATACTTTGAATTTCTTAACATCACCCTGCATTGGTTTACCTAAAGTTACTTTACGACCTTGGTATTCTGCCTCGGTTAATATATCATTATCAGGCATTGGTAAGTCTAAAGGTACTTTTTTACCTTCATATATTCCATATTCACCCAAGTTAGTTTCAGTAATTTTTTCTTTATCAATACCTTCAACATTTAAAGCACCACGAGAATATAAGTATCTTGCTTCAGCCCATAAATTTAAATATTCTTTTGAACCGTATGGTAAAGTTGTTTCAAATAGCGGTGTTTTAGCGTCTATATGGTATTGCATATTTTCAGTCATAACAATACGCGCTTTTAAACTTTCATTTAATATAGGTGCATCAAAACACTTAGCAGTACCCTTACAACCACAACCACAATCTGGTTTTTTAGAGGTCTCTGATAGCACTTTTCTTATTAATTCTTTTAAATTATGCATGATTATAAATATTATATTTTTAATCTAGGAAATAAATCAGAAGGATATGAAATTTTTATTTCTTGTTTATTTATTGCTTCTACAAAATCTTCATTTTTAAAAAATTTAAAATGTCCTATATAGTTAGCGAATATTATTCCTTTAAAAGTAGAAGTTTGGATATATTCAGTAGATGATAATTGAGTTAAATATAAATTAAAAGCTTCATAATTAAATGTATCTGTTATAAATGGTGTAATGTTTATACCAAATGTAGGATACATTATTTTAAGAACATTATTAAATTCTTGTATAAATAAATCTTTATCCCCACTATATTCTAAATATTGTTTATAGATATTATTTATTTTAATTAACCAACTGTGTCCTCCACTAACATTAAATTTTTCTAATTGGTAAGTATGTTCCGTAGATAATCTAAGATTATTAATTAATGTTGAGATGTGAGGTTTTACAGATGTTGAAAAACTACCTCGAGTATAATATTTGGATACAAATAAAGAACCATGATTTCCTGTTCTTGATTTTAATTCTACTTCTCCTATTTCTTTTATATATAAATCCCCTTTAATACTATTTTGAGTAACATTTTCAAAGAAAATAATAAGAAAAAGTTCACCTGGTCCTAAAGATACATTACCTTTAGTTGAATCTTTCATAGACACAAAAATATATTCTAATTCATCTGGTATAAAACCGGGGATTTGTGTAAATATATTATTTTTAGTTATATCGAAAGATACTGGTTGTTTTATTAAATTATAAAATACTTTTGTTTTATTTATTGAATTTAATAAATGTAAAAAGTAAATACTTTCTTTAGTATTTATGTTTTTTCTTAACAAATAATTAAATATTTTTTTATAAAAAAATAGATTATAAGTATAATTTGTTATTTTTTTGAAGATATTCTTCATATATTCTATTTTATTAAAAATAAGAATTTTAAATCTAAAGGTTATGCTGTTGGTGCTTCTTCAGGTGCTTCCTCTTCAGGTACTTCCTCTTCAGGTGTTTCTGTATCAGGCATAGAAAAATCTTCTGGATTTACTTCTGGGATTTCATCTTTGAAATTTCCAGTTGGATCTTCTTCTTCTTTAGGAGCACCGTATGATAATATTCTAGATATTGATTCGGCTGCTGATTCTTCTTCACTTAAATTTAATAAATAATATTTTTTACCTTCAACTTTAGCTATCCAACTTCTTTCAGTATAAATTAAATAAAATGTTTCTTTATTTCCTAATATAATACGAAAAGTAGTAGGACGAGGTGCTACCCATTGAATATCAGTCATAAAAACCTCATACTGTTTAGTAAGTAAACTTACAATTACTTTTTTAAGATCAGGAAATTTACCTAAAACAGGAAATTTTAATGCATCAAGAGACACATCGTTTCCTTTATCTAAATCAACTGATTTAGGTATTAGAGCTTGTTTAGCTAATGTTTTTATTTTATCTCTTAATTCTGACTTAGTCATTATTTAATGTCTTCTGGTTTTTTAACACCTATTTTAGTAGATTTACCCCAAACAGCTGTTCTAGTTTTACCGCCTTTTTCTAATGTAACATCAACTTTTCCACCTGGAGTATATGCACCCGATGATACAGAAACTACTGTTTCTCCACTACCTATAACGTCTCCTTTTTTTAAATATTGAGCTTCTTTTGAATTTGAAGGTGCTTTATAACTAGATTCTTTTAATTTTTTAGCAATAGTTTTTGCTAATCCTTTTGCGTTTTTAATAGCTTTATCTTTTACTCCTTTGTATTCTTCTTCAGGTGATTCTATTTTATTATCCCCATCATAATCTTTTTTTGCTTTTTTCTCGTAAAGTTCTTCAACTTCACCTTCTTCACCTGTTAAATAATCACTAACAGATTGTAAATAATCTTGTGCTTTAGTTAATTTAGATTGTACCCAAGCATCTAATTGCTCATTGTTATCAATCATATTCATTAATTTAGAAGCATTTGATTGAATTGATTTTAATTGTGAATCAGCCATATCAGACTCATCATCCGCTTGTTTCCAATCATCTTCATTTAATGATTCCATTTCACCAATAATAGTTTCATAGTCATCCATAGTTAATGTTTTATCTTCACTACTTAAACCGATTGCTTTTTTAGCAACATCGTGTAAATCAACATCAGTACTAGCATCTTCACGAGCATATTCTAACATACGAATAAATAAAGGAACATCCATAGTAATTTTATCTTCTGGATTTTCTTCTCTTTCTGAGATGTATTGTTTAGAGTTTATTGACTCTGATTCAGCTGTTAATTGTTTTCTTACTAATTCTTTTATGTCTTGTTGTTTCATGTCTTCTATATATTTTTTAGCGTCTTTAATTGCTCTACCTACTAATACTTTTTCAGCATCTTTACCATAACGTTTTACTAAATTCTTTTTATTTTTTAATAACGCATTGATATATTCTTGGCGTTTATTTAAAAATGTGTTTTTGTACTTATCATCAATAACAGGAGAGCCCTTATCTTCAGATAAGAACTCTCTAATTACTGTTTTAAGTTGGGTTTTGTTCATTAATTTGCTTTGTCTTCAGCAATTGAAGCTTTTCTATAGTCGTTAGCTAAAGCTTTAACTTCACCTGCAATTTTACGTGCGCGACCATGAGCAGCTTTAGTAGTTTTAGCGTTTTCCACTTTTAATTCTACTAATAATGACTCGATTTTTTCTAATAACTCTGTTGTGTTCATATTGTTTGTTTTTTATTGTTTATTTTATATTAACGAATTGGTTCTTTATTAGCAATGTGAGTACGAGTAAACATTGTAATTGTATTACCAATTTGTTGTGTTAATTTTTCATCTTGAATTTTTTCAGCTGCGGCTTGTGCTTGTGTTAAAGCATCTTGAACAGCTTTAATATTAGGATCTACAGCACTTGTATCAATATTGAAATTATCTGTAGGTTCTGCATTATCTCCACTAAAATTAATATCTAAATTTTCTTCACCTTCTGGTGTTTCTTCACCTAAATCAAGATTTATATCTTCTTCAGGAGTATCTTCTTTTTTCTTTTTTTTAGCTTCTCTAATTTTAAGAGCACTTAATGCATCTCTAGTTCCTTCAAAACCAGGTATATCATATGATAATTCTTCTTCATCATCCATCATTTCATCATCCATCATTTCATCATCATTAAAGAAGTCTTTGAAATCAAGTTTTTCATCATTTGGATTAATACCGTATTCTACTTCACGACCTGCTTTTTCATAATCTTCATCATCTGGTCCTTCTGTTATTGCAGCACCATCTAACTCAGCAATAATCATTTCTTTGATTTTTTGCTTAAATTCTTCTTTGGTCATTTTTTGTTTTTCTTCGGCTTTACCTTCAGCTTTACCTTCTTCATATTCATAAGCACCAAAACCTTCTCTTAATATTGAGGCCTTGGTTAATTTATTTTCAGTTAAGAATTTTTTGTAATCAAATTTTTCCATTATTTTGTGTGTTTTGTTATAAATATTATATTATCTTTTCTTATTTAAATATTCTGTAAGTAATGAACCAATTGCTCCTACTTTCTGACGTATAAATATCCATTCTTCTTTAGATAATTTATGTTCTGTATTAAATGCAATTCCTATTACTCCAATAAAATGACTGTCTAAATCATCGATTGCTAACATATAAAATGATTTTGTTCCATAATCACAAGCAAATGAATGTAAATCATAATTTTCATGTTCATTATAATTTAAAATACCTAATTCACCATCTTTATATAATTTAGCTAATGCTTTTGGAAATAAACTTACTGGAATATTTTGGAATATGTGTTGTATTGATTGTGTATTTGGAGATACTTTTTCGTAAAATAATGAAAATTTTTGTATTGATTTTCCTGTAGGATAAAAATGACCTCCATTATGAAATTGGGCAATCCATATTCTATCACATTCTAAAATTTCCATCATACCATCTAACTGATGATCAACCAATTCATTTAAATCAATTGCCTCTTTCATTAGGGATTCTTTGTTAGATTGTTTATTAAATTTAAGTTTAATCCATTCTAGTACTGCAGGGCCAATTACCGCTGTTATTAATGCAACGGTTATAGTAGTAATCATAGTTATCATTTTTTCAAACTGTGTAAATATTTAAGTGCTTCTTCTTTATTTTTTAATAATTGTTGTTTACCAGAACCATCCCATTTTTCAACATCACCAGCCTCAGTTATAAATTGGTCTTTTTGATTTATTAACTCTTCAAACCAAACTTCAAAATCATTAGTCATTCCATCAACATAATCATTTGTTATTTGTTTTTCGACTTCTTCTAATTTACCTTGTTTACGTAATTCAGCCTCAGCATTTACCTGACAATTAAAACAATGTCCATACATTATATACCACTGTTTGTCTAAATGGGGTTTTAATGCTTTAGTACAACAAGGACAAAATAAAGGTAAAATTATACCTTCTTTTGCTTTATCTAATTTAGTAACATTTTGTTTAATTCCATTCTTAATAGTCCATGTACGACTATCTTCTTCCCACACATCTCCCTCACTATGGAATTCTTTTGCTTTTTCATAACCTATCCCCATCGTGGTGCTATCCCCGTATTTACCTTGAACAAGGTTACGAAGACGTTCTACATCACGTTGCTTAAATTCTTTTTTTAAAACCGTATTTTTCATTATATTTTATTTATTTATAATGTTTTTGATTTCTTCTCTAATAAACTGGCGGATTTGTTTTATTTTTCTACCTTCTTCTATAGAACTACCACTTTCTTTTTTAATTAATTTATATTTAGTAATGCCAGCACTTTTCATAACAGTATCAATTATTCTTTTTATATTTTCTTTTGTTTCATTTGATTCTTTAGGAAATATAATAGTATTACCTTCTACTTTATAATCTAATAAATTAGGTTTACTGGTTAGTGATTTGATAAAATCATCTACTGATTGTTTTGTTCTAAGAGGAAATGGTTCTCCTCCTCTTGCTTTTAATGCTGTTTTCTTTTTTGAAGGATTTGATGGACCAAAATAATCTTCTATTGCTTTATTAGTATTTGGTTTTCTAATATTTGATAAATATATTCCATAATTATCAATATTTTCTAAGGCATCTACGACTTTTTGAATATTTTCTGTTGTTGTTAAAATAAGATCTTGATCTAAGCGTATTGATGATGATTGATTATCTTCGTCTTCTCTAATATTGTAATTCATATTGTTATTAATTTTTTATACTATCTTCCCAATTACGTAACATCATATTACCTTTTTCATATGCTTCTTTTTCTAATTCAGGTAAATCACCATCTTCGTTTGTATTAGTAGTTTGAATATTATTTAATCTACCTTCTAAATTTTGAATGTGGTGAATCATTTCATGAGAAAATGAACGTAAAATATCTTTTGGATGTCTGTTTAAAGTAAATAAAGTAATTGATTTTTCTGATGGATTGTAATACGCTGTTTTACCTAAAATATTATTTGCATTTTCATTATCATTGCTTATAAATTTTATTTTAGGTAGAGGTTTAATATTTAATCCGTTATCGAGCATGTATTTCGATAAACGTACGATTCCTTCTTTAAGATCCAAAGTTTTAGTTTGATTTTCTTTTACAGGAAATACGTTAGTTGGTATTAAATATAATGCTTTAGGTGTTGATGAAAATTTATATTTTTTATGAAATCGATCTAAATTTTTAACAATATATTCTTTATATAATTTACCTCTTTTAGAATTAGCATCATTGCCAATACCATCATCTGCTTTGGGGTGAAATTGAATTTCTTTAATAATTACATCGTCTATATTATCATCTACTGTGTTTACAAAATTAGATATAATATCTAACATAGTAGCCATTATTCTATATTGTTCTTGATAGTTAGTTATTTCCTCTCCTCCACTTTTTAAACCAAAACCAAAAGCCATATACATTTGGTGTTTACCATTAGTTGTTGTAGGTGGTATAGTTTTAATAAAAACATTTACAACATAATCAGCATTATCTGATTTAAAGGCGTATTGATATGTACCATCACCATATTCGGGTGCCATTTCTTTTAATTTATCAACATAAGTTTCTATGCTATAATTACCTAAAGTACGCCACTCAAATGGTTTAACATTTCCTTCTCCTAATTCATTTAAAGTATCAGAAGTATTATCATACCCACACTTATGGCAAAGATATAAATCATCCCCACCATCTTCTTTAGACCACTTCCAATTACAATTATTACATATTATATCAGTAGCTGTAATAAGTTCGGTAAGGTGTTCAACTAATGAGGAAACTAGGATATTCATTAATTATAAATATTAATGAAAAAAATAAATTATGATATTTTAATAGTAGTTGGGAGTGTTTGAGTTAATGGTTTGTAGTCAGGATTTTCCATTTTAAAAATATCATATATTTTAGTAAACATATTAAAATTATGTTCTATATTACCTATTTGTTTTAATTGCCATCCACTACCTTGAATTTTATCTTTAGCAGGACCTCGTGTAGCTGCTTTTAACCATACTATACCTGTATCTGTTACTTTTTCACTATGTGTTTCATTCCATGCTTGAGCATAGGCTGCTAGTTGTAAATTATATGAATTATGAATTGAATTTGATGTTTTAATATCTAATAAATATAATACTCCTGCTATTCTACATATAATATCTGCAGTACCTGCGAATTTATATTCATCTGAAAATAAATGATATTCTGTTGCTATTAGTTCTGGTTTATGTGTATTCCAAAAATCAGCAAATTTTAATATCATTTTCCAAATTTCTAAACCGTATAAAGCATTTCCATCCTCATCAATCCAACTTAATTCATTTCCATTAAGAAAATGTTCAATAGCATTGTGTACTTGTGTACCTTCCCATGCTGCTTTTTGAGCAATAATTTCACTATTATGACCTACATCTTTAAGCCAATCGTGAAAAAATTTATTTTTAGGAAAATAGTTTAATATACTAGATACTGAAGGATAATATTCCTCGTTTCGTCTGTAAAAACGTTGATCTAATACGTTAATTTGTTTATTATCAGAACTATATTGTATAATTCGTTTAATTTTAGGATCATGGATAATATTTGAGTTTTTGTCTATCATAATGTTAGTTTTTTTCCTAGTAAACTAGAAAAGGTTAATGGATAAGTGTCTTGAATTAATTTTGTAAAGTTTTCAAAACCCATTTCGCTTGGGTCTTTATCTTGCATATCTACTAGATAAACTTCTTTACCTTCAGACATTAGCTTTTCACAAAAACTCAAGGCTTGTTTTTGAGCATCCCTGTCTAAGGCGATATATATTTTGTCAACACTAGATTTTACAATTTTCTTCATTAAATTAGATTGTATATTTTTACCTAGTAGTGGGATAGTATTTCTTTTAATTGTTGTTGCATCAAATGGTCCTTCACACAATATAATTGGTAATTCCCAATTTATATATAATTCAAAAGGAATTATATCACGTGATACTGTTGGGTTTTTATATTTTATAAATGAATCTTTTTTAAATGAACGTCCTGTAAAATAATTTAATTTACCATTTGCATCGTATGAAGGAATAATTATCATATTAGCATATGGTCCTGAATCGCAATAACCCATATTATATTTAATTATATCTTCTTCTAATATATTTCTAGATTTTAAGTATGATAATGCATGTCTACCTATAATATTTAATTGACTAATATTCAATAGTGATTTATATTCTTTAGGTAGTTCTACTTTTTCCTCTACTGTTATTTGTTTTTCTGAGAATCCTCCTTTAGTAAGTGATTTTAATTCTGATATTATTTCAGGTGATAATGGGGATAGTTTTAAAACTTGATATGCTTTTTTACCTTTTTTATCACATGCCCAACAATGCCAAGGATTTTCACCCTTTTCATTTTCGTTAAAATTAATTTCTAGTTTTGGTTTATGGTGATTACAAAAAGGACAATGATATGCATAATTTCCTCTAGAAGTAGATTTACCTGTTCCTAATACAGAATTAACCAAAGCTATTAAAGGTTGATTTAACATAACCTTAATATAATAAAAAAAGCTTGGTTTTCCAAGCTTAATTTAAAATTATTTTATTTTTTTGATTTTTGCTTTTGTTTCCTCAGCTTTTTCTTTAATAGCTTTTTGAGCACTTCTATATTCTTCCATTGATGTTTCAACTTCTTTAAGTTGATCTTCAAATGATTTTAATGCTTCACCAGCTAAACGATTTGCTTCAGATTTATTTTTATAAACACCCAATGTTTCTTCTGCTTTAATATCATCAAAAACAGTAGCTTCTTGAACCATATTTTCTTTAGTCATACCTTTTTTAGGTTTTTTAACTACAAAAAATTTACCAATTTCATCTACTGGGATGTGTGCTTCTTCTTGGATATTTGCTAATTCTTCTAGAATTAGTTTTCTTAAATCTGTTAGTTTCATTTGTTATAAATATTATAAAAAGTCTTTACTGTAGAATTTTCCTAAAATATTGTCGTTAAACCATTTATCAGGATTTTCTAACACACCATGAGTAAACATATATTTACACTCATAGTATGTTAGTAATTTTTTATTGGGTACCAACTGTAGTATCTGACGGGTAAATTCCTCTTGTTTACCGTCCTTTATCAGTGCTAAGATTGGTTTTGCGGACCCAAAATATGTTTTCCAATCGGATTCTTTTTTAACAATTTCTGTTAATACTTTTCGTCCTCTTGTTACGGGCATTTCTGCTAATTCTTTTTTGGTTAATTTGCGCTTTACGTTGTGATATAGCGATTTTTTCCCTAAATACGATACTTCGCTCGGAGTATGAGTTACCATGTATATATACCCAAAAGTGTCGGTTGGGAAATCATCCAGTGATATTATTTCTTTATTTTCGTATAACCAATTATTCATAATTTATCTATCTATATTAATAAGTATTGTAGTATCTGTTGTAGGCGATGAAGGTAATGGTTGTGATAATTTTCCTATTGCTAATAAATTTTGATCTTCATCATATAATCCTACTGTTGTTACATATGGTGAGAATAAAGATGATGTTACATAACTATATGGTATACCTTCAGAACCTGAAATTATAGATGGATTTAAACTAAAATTAAATTCATTTTCTCTTGCTGTACATTTATATTGTGTTTCATAAATTGTTAGAGAGGATGAAAATGAACAAGTTACGTTAGATGATGTTATAAAATTTTCAATTACTATACTATCAGATAATCCATAAACAGAAGAACCAAATATTCCAGTTCCATAAGTATCAGCTAATGGCATTGAATCACTAGTTAATACAGCAATCCCATGAGAATAAAATATTTGACCACAAATTTGTTGAGTAGAAGAAAATATTAAATTTCCTTCTCCATCATCATTAATCGAACCACTGTCTGCACTCCATCTAAATGAACCAGGTTGTATATAATTTCCAAATAATTTTGCTGGAATTGATAAAACACCAATATATAAATTAGGTGCTGTAGGAAGATAATGTTCAAAAGTTAAAGTTGTTTGAGGATAATTAAAATATCTACCTGCAGAAGATGTAGGACCTACTAAAACATCTCCTTCTGAGTTTGCTCCAGGTATTAAACTTGCTGTTGTTACTGGAGATCCTAAACTTGCTGTTGAATTTAAAAAATTTGAGTAATACAGTTCTTTAATAGAACTATAAACTAATCTTTGGTATTGAGTAGATATTTGTCCTGTTGTTGGATCGCTTAGTGGATTAAATAAAGAACCTGTATTTAAACCTAAAAATCTATCAATACCAACATTAGAACCTGTGAATGAAGCAGCACCATTAAAAGTAAATGATTTATTTACCTCGAATGGAGAAACAATTATATCAGATGCTTGAAATTGTTTGTATACGCTCATTCATTTTAAAAATCTAATTTAACACGTATAAGAGCTTCTGATGTGAAATTTTTAGATAATGGTCTTGATAATTTAGCTACAGCTAATAACTCATTATTATTATTATATAAACCTACAGTTGTAATATATGTTTGTGGATTATTAATAAAATCACTATATATTACTTCACCTGTAGAACCTGCAATAAAACTTGGATTTTCAGAATAATTAAATTCAGAACTTTGTGGTCTTACAAATATATAATCTGATGTAATAGTTTCTTGTGAATTAATTAAAAATGAAGCTCCTCCACTAATTGCTGTGTAAATATCTCTTAGTGGTGGTGCTATTGGAGCTACTGATGCTGTTGCAGAACCACTAAATAAAAATCCTATACCTCCGTCAGCTGGTACTGCTCTTAATGCACTCGGATTTAATAATATAGTTCCAATATCTGGTAAGAACCAACCATAAGAACCTGTTTTTGAAAATCCATCTGCTGTTGTTGCTGAACCTGTAAATCTAATACCTTGAGACCCCGACATTAATTGAAATACTCTCATTCCGCCATTCGTATAAACAACAGAACTTACATATTTACTATTATCTGTTAAAGTAACAGAACCTGAAGATGCTGCTTGTCCTTTAAGTGTTAATGCTAATGAACCTAAAAATAATGATTCTTTATATCTAGATCTATCAAAAGAAATTGCAATAAATTCAGATGAAGTAATTGCTCCAAAAATAAAATTAGAATTTTCATCTCCTAAAACTAAATCTTGATATTGACCATAGATTGTAGAAGTTGGAGAATAACCATCTACTAAGTTATTAAAATTTAAACTACCACTTCCATTAGTATTACCATAAGCTATAGCAAATTGTACTTCAGCACCTATTTGTGTTGATGCTGTTTGAAAAATATTATAATAATAATTACCTGCTGTACTTGCTATCTGTGTAGAAGAGGTAAAAAATGTTGTTAATGAAGGTGTATTAGTAGACCACAATGTAGCTGTAATTGAATCACTACTTACTACAATATCTGTTGGTTGAAATGCTTTAAATGCCATGTCTTATATTTTATACTTTTGTTAATTGGAATGGTATTGTTGCTGTAGCTCCACTATCTCTACCTACAATATTTAATGTAGCTTGTAAAATTGATCCTGCATTAGCAGTAGCAGGGAATATAGCATTTACAGTAGTACCTCTTATATTTAAAGAAGTACCTATTACTGTTTTAGATACTACAGTACCTGTTGTTTGAGTTGAAGTATTTAGTGCTTGTGCATTTGGAGTATTAATACCAACACCCTCAAATGTAGATGTTAATCTAACATCAGAAATTGTAAATGTATAACCTGATTGTTCAGATGTATTTCCTCCAAAATAGTTTAGAGTTTCAGGTCGAATTATTTGTGATTGACCTTGTTTTAAAGGAACACTTGGAGGAATAGCTAAAATAGGTAACTTAGCTGTACCACGAGGTAATGTTGTTAATTTATATTTCATTACTTGAGTTTCATTAGGAAAAGCTTCAAGTAAAGGCATATTAATTAATGCCTCACCATAATAAGCAGATCCTGATGGGTGATTAGGATTATACAAAGTATAATCAATTTCATCATCAGCTAAAGCAAATTGTGTTATACGAAACGAACCATCATTTTGAGCTAATAATTGACGGCCTTTAGTAGTTAAAATAGCATCTACTGTAACTACGGTATTATTTAAATATCCCATGTGTTTTTATTTTTATTATAAATATATAATTTTTTAATTATTTTACTTCATTTTGAAAATTTTGTTGTAAAAATTCTAAAGGGTAAAAATATGTTTTTTTATTATACGGAATTGGAGAATTAGGACTTATTGGATTTCCAATCTTAAATGGAGTTGTATTTTCTTTTGCTAAGTTAAAAATTTTTAATTCTAATTCTTGATCAGGTTGATAATTTAAAAAATCATATGTTGAAATCCAGTTAATCATATTATTAATATACATCTAAAACAAATTCAAAACCATCACCCCCCGTAATAGCTCCTATATCTACTGTACCATAAGTAGTAGAATTAAAAACTGTATTAGTAGGACTAGCATTTACAACAACTCCTGTAAAAATAGTAGTTCCATTAATTGTTAAATCGGCAAAACTAGCAGGAAAAGGACTTCCGGGAACAAGGGTTAATTCCCAATAAGCTGTATTAATTAATGGGGTAGTTGTTGTACTAATATCAGTATTTATATTTCCTCCTCCCGGTGAGACAAATCCTGTTCCTGCATTAATATAATTATAAGTTAATGAATTATCAAAAAACTGCAAAATAGGATTAAATTCATTAGCTGTAGGTGGTGGGGGTGGAAAAGGTGGGGGTGCGGCCACATTATTTGTTACATCTAAAATAATTTTATAATTTGTATTATCATAGAAATAATCTAAATTTGAAAAATCACCTACACCAAAAGAAGAAGTTTGAGCAGTAAGATTATATATTCTGTCGGCTCCTGAAAATTCTCCTCTTCCCCAATTATTATCTGAAACTGTATTTGATCCATTAGGTCCTGAAAAATAAGAGAAATTTGACATTTTAAATAAACTAAGTTCTCCTGAACTATAAGTTCCATTTGCTTCTTCCCATATATCAATAAATGAAATGCTTGAACTAGGTATTGTCATTTTTATTGATTTTTTCTTCTAAAATTTCAATTTTATTATTTAGTTCTTTAACTGCTTCAATTAAAACTGCTATTATTTTTTCATATTTAACAGCTTTATATCCATTATCACGAGTAACTACAATTTCAGGTAAGACTTTTTCAACTTCTTGAGCTATAATTCCTATATCTTTTCCTTTATTTTCATGAATACCTTTTTTTGGAATCCAAGTAAACTTATATCCATTAAGTTGTTGTATTATTTCTACAGGATTGGAAATAATTTTTTTATTTGTTTTTAATCTTTCATCTGATGAATAAAAAGCAATAACGTCATTAGTTGCTCGAATTAAACCTATTGTTGTTGGAGTACTTGTTCCTACACCTAAAGCACCACTTATATATGCACTACCTGTTACTCCTAAGCTACCAGTTATTTGTGCTGATCCAGTAAATGGAAATCCACTACCTCCTGATGCTAGGTTTGTTCCCACACCTGCACCACCTGCGGTGATATCTAAAAAATATCCTCGTGCAGTGCCCCCTTGCTCAAAAAATCTTAATCTATTTTGCCAAACATCGATAGTAACACCTCCTGTAATAGATGTGTTTGTAACGGCTTTACTAAGAAAGATTTCCCCTCCTTCATCTCCTGATGAATTTAGTGATCTTAGGTATTGTGCGGCAGTAACATCTCCATTTGAGTATAAAGATGATCCACTAATTGTACCATTTACTGTTACGTTTTGATTTAATGTATTAATAAATGAAGCTGTTGATGTAAATGATGAACTTAATGCTTGAGTAGCAAATGATGCTGTTATTGCTCTTGATGATGATACAGCCCATGAAGCGGTACCATTTAAAGGTCCAATAAATGAGGTAGCACTGACTGTATTTAAAACAGCATCCGAACCTGACGTTATAATTCGCTTCCAACTAGACATATTTTATTTTATTATAATTATATAATAAGTTAAGATTTTTTTCTTGCTGATTGCTTCATTGTCTCATTATTTACAATTTGTTGAAGACCTAACATTTTAGCTTCTTCTTCATTTTTAATAAATTGTATTATTTGTTCTAACTCTTGTTCAATTTTAATTTGAATAGAAGCACAAAATTTAGCATCTCGTCCTTGAATTGGAACAGTTTCTAAGGCTTGTCTAATAAAATTTAGTTCAGCATGGGAAAAATCGATTGAAAATATATTCATAACTGTTTGTTTTATTTATTTATGTTTGATTTGAATTTAAATATTGTTCTTGTAATTTAACAACTAAAGTATACAAAAACTCTATGTCTTCTCCAAGAAATGTTGTACGCTTAATCATAGAAAGTAAAATTTCTATTTCTTTTTGATTAAGATTATTAATACCTAATTGTGGGTTTGTTTGTTTATTAAGTTTATCTAAAATCCCCATAATTTTTATGAATATATAAAAATATCTTCTGAAGTTGAATTAACCCAAATATTACCTAATCCATTTGTAACACCACCATAAATTGGAGCTGCTGTAGGATTAGATGCCGCTATTTGTGTTGTAGTTACAAAAGCGGCTGCTGTATATGAAGGACTAGAAGCATTAAAAGATGATGTGAATCCCCAACGATTAACTGAATTTTCATAACCAAATAATTCTCCTATATTTTGAGTTGCTTGTTGAACAATAATACCACCATCTCCTGCTGAGTTTGAACCTGAAGCAAATAATACAAATCGGTCAGCAACTTCTAAATTGGTTGTTTGTTGAAATGAAGCTGTACCTTGTACTATTAAATTTCCTGTTAATACTTGATTTCCTGTTACACTTAATGTAGTACCATCAAACGTTAAATTGGCTTCACCATTTATTGTACCAGCACCGGTTGCTGTTAATATTCTATTATCAGCATTATTAGTAACATTATTAGCTATACTTCCTACAGTTGAAGCAAATGACGCACTTGTAACAAATGATGCTGTTGTAGCAAATGAAGCAGTTGTAGCAAATGAAGATGATGTTGAGGATAAAGCTGTTGTAGCAAAAGATGAACTTAAAGCTTGAGTTGCATTTGAAGAAGTTACTGTTAAAGTATTTGTAGTAGCATTAAAAGTAAGAGCAGCAGAATCTACTCTTGGTAACTGAGCTCCTGATGTACCATCTGTAAATACTACATAATATGGTCCTGTACCTGTTGTTGTGTCAGTAACTGTAAATCTAGAAGATGTTAATGCATTTGTAGCCCAACTTGAAGTACCAATTAATGAACCAGTAAAACCAGTAGAAGTTATTGATGTAATACCTGTAATAGTAGTAGCTAATGTTAAACTATCTGTACCTTCAACTGCTAAATTAGTACCTGCTAAATCAGTTAATAAATTACCATAGGTAATAAATTTACTAGCACCATCACTAATAAAAAATTGATCAGTAGATGCTAAATCTGTTTTAGCAACTATAGGAAAATTAGCAGCTACACCACTTAATCCAGAACCATCACCAAAATAAGAACCACTAAATGAACCGGATATTGAAACCCCTGTTGCTCCTGTTGTAGCTAGTATACTTCCTGTTCCATTGATGGTTCTAACAGATAAATTATTAGAACCTCCACCAATTACTACACTACCTGATGTTAAATTATCTACTTGAAGTGCTGCTAAATTAGCTGTACTTCCCGAGGTTATTACTTTTTTCCAAGTTGCCATTTTATTTTATTTTATTTTATTTATAAATATATGAAGAATTTAAGATTAATCAAGACCTACGAAAAAAGAACCAGAAGTAAAATAAATTCCACCGTTTGGTGCTGAGTTTGTTAATTCTTGTGATTGAGTTGCTAATATAATTACACCACTTTGAGATACTGTAAATAAGGGAATATTATTATTAGTAATAATAAAAATGTTAGGTCCTGTATTTACACTAGCAGAAATACTACCTGTAGTTATTCTAAAAGGATTAGAATCTGAATTTAAAGCATAAGATGCTGTTGCTGCATATGAAGAACTTAGAGCTTGTTCAGCAAATAAAGCATAAGAAGCTGTTGATACTGAACCTGACTGTGCTACTGTTATTGGAAATGTTGTTCCGTCTCCTTTTGTAAAAGTTATTGTTGTATTAGATACAGATGCTGTTGTTATACCTTGTAAAGATAAAGAAGAGGTTATTGAAAAGGAAGATGTTAAAGCATAAGATGCGCTTGTGGGTACTAAAGTAGATAAATTTATAAAAAATGTACTTCCATCCCCTTTTATAAATGTTAAATTAGGATTTGAAAACGATGCCGTTGATAATAATGAACCTGTATTAACAGTTATTCCTCCGCCTCCTCCACCTACAGTAATAATTAAATTATTAAATTCACCAACAGATGCTGTTACACCTGATCCTGTAAAATTAATTAAATTAACATTAGATGTAATTAGATCATTTCCGTTAAATATCTTTAAAGGAATTAACCCAGGTACTGTATTAAACATTGGCATTTATTATAAATACATTAAAGCTTCAATTTTATTGAATTAATCCTGCTTTTCTAGCTAAATCATATGGATCAAAATTTGGATTAAAATTTTCAGGAATTAAAAATCCTCCATCTTTATATGATGGTATAATATTAACTAGTACAAAGGTCTCATTTGGTACTCTTCTCATTATTCTAAATGATTGATTTGAAGTTAATTGAGGATAACTATGTGCTGATGGTACTATTTGAAGACTACTTGATATTCCAGAAAGAATATCTGATGTATTAGTATCTAATATTTGATATAAAAATCCATTATTCCATTTATAGTCTAATGAACCTGATTGAATAGGATCAGGAGAATTAGATGTTCCAAATCTAATAAAATCTCCATATTGTATAGGGAAAAGGGTATTTTCTACTGGTATTACTCCCTCACCTAACCCATTATTTGATTTATTAAATATTTTAAATAATCCAGGTGTTCCTCTAGTTGTATAAGAAGTTACATTATTAAAATTAGTACCTGGTATGAAAAAATCTAAAAAGTTAGGGTTTGGTGAAACTGGATTATTTAATAATAATGAACTTGTAATACTTGAACCTGAAATAAAAAATACTGATGGGAAATTATTTATTACATCAGCATTTACTGTAAATCCAGCATCTGATATAGTTCCTGATCCTGATTTAACTACAATTGTTTCATATATAGCCCCTCCTTCTACAATAGTAACGGGGATATTAGGTTCACCAGGTGAATAAACTACTGGTAAAATATAAGCTGTTTGGTTTTTTACAAATATATTTGATACTGTTTCTAACCATTTATTATTTCCAGTTAATGGAATAGCATTACCTTCTGTATCTACTAAATAAGTTAAATGGATGTTTCCGCCTCCTGGATAATGTGGAGATGATGTACCTCTAAAATCCCAATAAGCAAAATAGTTTACATAGTTATCTATAGCTGCTGTTTTACCATATGATGAATCTCCAATAGTATAAGTATTATATTTAGCACTTGTATTTTTAGATCCAACATAACGTGGATTAATATTTGAAGCTAAAGTATAATTTGAATCTTGTATTTGAGCATAAGTAGCGGATTGTGACAAAATTACTTGTTGATTTACAGGTAATACACCTTGTTGTGAATAATCAACATCAAAATATTTTTCAGATAATCTATTACTATAGACATTGTTTAAAACAGCATTATATTCAGGATATAATTCTAAATTACCGGGAAATGTTGATTGTTGATAAATGTTAGGATCATTAGGATAACCTATAGTTTGAGGATTAACAACATTAACAGTCCAATTAGTAGCAGAATTAAGTGAACCTGTTGAATCGTCTATACCAGTATTATAAAAATTATACCCAACAACATATATAGAACCACTTTTTAATGAAATATTATTTATATTTACATTTGTGTTTATATTTACATTACCTACCTGATTTGTAATTTCAAAATCACTACTTAAATATTTATAATTTCCATTTGTATTTTCAAAAGCATAAATATATAATATATCAGCAGAATCGCCAAAATAAAATGATCCTGTTATATAAATATTAAAATCAGCTACAGTATTATATTTAGGACTATATTCATATGTAGAAATATTATAATAATCTATATATCTATTTAATATATTAAATGGAAAAAATGCAGGAAAAGAACTACTTATTACAGTATTATTAGTTACACTAACATTTAAATTTTGATAATCACCTATTGTAGGATAAAATGATTGATTATTTAATAATATATTATCTGGATTTAGACTTTGAGTAGTAACAGTTATTACAGAACCACTTAATTCTCCATCAAAAAATTCTGTTTGATATGAATCAGTAAATGGAACTATTCCTAAAGGTCCTGAGTTGCTTCCACCCCAAATTTGGGTTACAGTTGTATTATAATTACCAGGTAATATAACAGATGATGTTTGTCCATTTAAATCAGGTAATGTACCTCCATTACTTCCAGTAATTGTTCCTACTGGAATTGAACCTGTAAATAATATATTTTCTTGGTAAAAAGGAATATTAGTTGAACCACTAGCCACATTAGCTATTGATGTAGAAATTTCTGCTTGTGGTACAGGGTATTTATTTCTTTCTAGTAAATGTTGTTTAATTATAATACCTGATGCTAAACTTGCTCTAGCAGGAATCCAATCAGCTACTGTTTTAAATAATGAATTATCAAAAAACTGAATTAATCTTATATAATCCCATTCTTGATAATCTGTTAAATACTTTTTAAAATAAGAGTCTCTTAAACCATCTAAATCAGGATATGATAAAGATGGAGATGTTTGTTGTCTAGGATCTCCTATAAATTCTCCAATATTAAAATAACCTAATTGATTATTTATATCTTCATTTATTTCGTTTTGTGGTGAAAAACCTACTTCTACATAATCAACATCTCTAGTATAACTTTGACTTATTGGTGATGATTGTTGGACTGAAATAAAAGGAGACAGTACTTTAGGATTAGGAGTATTATTTTTATTATTACTATAAGGTAAAACTATATTTTGTTGTTGTATTTTTTGAGATATTGCATTCTGAATACCTGCTGGAACTTGATCATAATAATGAATCTCAGTATTTGGAATATATTTTCCTTCTAAACTTATATAAAAATCACTATTTGATGTAAATGAAGAAGTTGATATCCAAGAACCTGTGATTTTAGGATGAATAGAAATAGATGAAGTATATAATTCTCCTCCTAAAGATGCTCTAAAAGCTAAATATTCACTTGATTCTATTGATGATGGATTCATTATATAATCATTAAAATAATCTTCCAATAGTGGTTGAGTATAATATCTGATTTCTTGAAATGATCCTGTAAATATTTTTAATGACGATGAGCCAAAAGTAGATATTAAACTACTATTCCACACATTACTTCCAGTTACTGATGATGATTCTTTAAAATTTATTGAATTTGGTGATTCATTATTTTTATTTCCAGCATATAAAGTAAATCCATTACTTCCACTATTGATTAAAACTGACCACCATTCTTCATTATAAAATGGTAAATAAATACTAGCAGATACTGAAGCAGATGATGTATTAGGTATAAATTCTAATAAAGCATATTGATAATAAGGATTTAAGGGACCACCACTATAAGAAGCAGTAATATAACCTGAGCCTGTGTATCTTAATCTTAATGTAACTCCATTGTCTGTTGACCATAAGTTTTGTAAAGCTATACTAGCTGTATTTTGTGGTAAAGTATTAGTTTTAAATCTAAATTCTACTGCTTGAGGTCTATCATTTAAAGAACCCCATGATGAATTTAAAACAAAAGATGATGATATAAAAGCAGAGCCACTAGTATAAAAAGCATAATTATATTCATTTTGTCCGTAATCCCATGTATTTGGATTTTTATCTTTACCTCCAAATTCATTTATTCTTAAAATAGTATCTGGGACTCCAAAAGTAGTAATTAAATCTTTTAAACCTTGAGTACTACCTTTTTTCTTTAATAATAAAGGTAAATTATGGTATATTCGTTTATATTGTTCTTTATTTATATCACTAGTGGGTGTCAATGAAGATGTAGAAGAAGCAGTTATATACGTTGTTATATAATCTAAAAACGAACCTGATGGTACAGGATATTGTGTTGTTGTATATGGTAAATTATATAAACTTCCTGATGGTGTAAAACCTATTAATGCAGAATATAAATCGTTTGATGAAAAATTATTTTGGTATATTTTTATACCCATATCTCTTAGTATATCTGCTACTAAGTCTTTAGATACACCATAATTTAATCTATTATCAGCATTATATTTGTTAGTAATATCTTGTAAATATACAAATGTATTATCAAAACTTTGACCAATCATTTCAATAAATAAATTAAATTGAAAATTACTAGGGTCATCAGTAATATATGAAGGAATAGCTAAAGTTAAAGCATTATTATTTTCTAAATCATAGTTTTCAGCTACTAAAGATTGACTTATTAACCAATTTTGACCATTTAATGAAGTAGTTAAAACATTTACATATGGTGGAGTATCATTACTTTTAGGCCAACAAGTTGAACCTGATTCGTAATATAAAAAATATTCATATCCATCAAATCCTGTAATAATTTCATCAATTTTATTTTGATATACTATATTACTTGATGAAACATAATAATTTGTTGGTGTTCCACTAGACAAACTAGCACTATAATTATATTGTTCTATTAATGATAATTTATAGTAAAAATTTTCTAAACGAGTTTGTGCTGAAGAGAAATGTATAAAATTTGAATAATCGGAATAATCTATATTGATTTCTATTCCTGTTTCAGCTAATAAACTATTTAGTTGATATTGAGAGCTACCTGATCCTTGTGATGTTGATGTATTATTAAGATTAGCTAAATTAATATAATTAGTAGAATTATTTATTTGATCCTTAATATTAATGTTAGTATTAGGACCTTTTAAATAAATAAACTCATCTTCTATATCAAATGTATTTATAATACTAATATTATAAGCAACAGAATCAGATGCTTTAACTACAACCCATAATTCATCTTTGATTGAAAATTGAGAAGGTAAAGCATCATATAATTTTATTAATACTGTTGGATTAGTTTCAATAGAATTATCTAGTAATACGTTATTAGCTATTATTAATTGATTGTTACCAAAATCTAAATAAAAATCATAATAACTACCTACTGTTGTACTAATTTCATTAGATAATTCATTAGCAGAAGAAACCACAACTTCGTTTGGAATAGCAGTTGTATCTAATCTAATTTCTGTTCTATCGGAACTTATTTCTGATATAAAGTAACGATTAAGTGAATTTGAACCTAGTCTTGGGGTTAAAAAATTATATAAAGTATTATAATTTCCTTCTGTAAAACCAGCATTTTTTAAATTTTCTTCTGGTGTTAAAGTTATTATATTATTATTTATATAATAACTAGAATAACCATCTACATTTTCGAATAATATATTTGAATTTAAATCATAGATAAAATATTCTATAATATCCGTAGAAGAATTAAAAATACGATCTATTGTTGTTGAATTTATAAGAGCACTATCTTCTGGAGAATAGGTTTGTAGTTCAAATGTTGTTGGGTTTATATTTTGTATATTAACTATTTCAGCCATTTATTTTATTGTGTTATATTTCCTAATATACTTTGTTGTAATTCAAGATTTTCTTGTCTTAATTGATTTGTTTCTTCTAATAATGCTTGAATTAAATCATCATTTAAATTTGTTGAACCAACATATTCACTACTCGTTTTAATAAGATATTCATGAGAATTTGTATCTCCAAATTTAGGTATTGAAAAAAATAATGTTTGATAATTTTGAAAAAATTCAGCTACAGAAATGGTTGGTAAAGAACCTGTTGGTTGTGGTTGTACCAATTGAGTAAAAGAAGTATCTATTACTCTTTTATATTGATTTTTATCAAATATTGTTTTATTTGGTGTAATATTTTCCATTATCCATTAACAATTTTAAATGAGTATTGATTATCGAAAACAATTGTTGTTCCGTCAATTATTGTTTTTATTATAATAGTATAATATCTTTCTGGTTCTAATCCATTCATGTATACTTCAAAGTAACTTGACGTAGAATCCGCGCTTATCTGTGTATATAAATCATCAAAATCTATAACATATTCATTCGTGTATACATCTTTAATAGCATAATATGACGTAGTAGGTAAATAAAAATTATTAGTATAAACTGATGATGTTTGCCATACTTGAATTGGAAATTCTGGTCTAGCATTTACTCTAAATTTATTTATACTATTTGGAAAAAATGTGCCTGGGTTATTAGCTACTGTAATAGTAGCTGGTAAGGTATTTAATATTGTTTGTGTAGAAGATCCTGTATTAAAAGTATAATCTCTCCAGCTAAATTGTAATTGCGGAGGATAAATAGTATTAGTATCTACTGAATAATATTTTAATTCTGGTTGGTAATTAATATTATCTATAAATTCAGGTTCTTGTTTTATTATAAATCCATCAAATGTATTATTAGGTATAGCTCCTGTATACCATGCTCTAATCATATTAGATACATTAAAATTAGTATCTTTAGTAGATTTATAATTAAATGATTGAGAAGCTGTTATAGGATATATATTAGAATTTAATCTAGAAGGTATTACAGATCCAGTATACCATGTTCCTCCACCAGCTGGTGCATAATTTGTATTATAAGATCCTGTTGAACAAGTATTATAGTTTGATGTTGCCCAAGTGTTAGAACCTGAATATCCTTGCCATATCCAACTTGTTCCATCTGTGGTTTGAGGATCATCCAAATATTGTCCTGTTCCCATACTCCAAGCCCCAGATACAGGATAACATTCTAAAGTAGTACCTGTTGGTAATATTTCTAATCCAGTTGCTGTTGCTATAAAACAGTTTAATGTTGCTTTCCAACTAGATGTACTTAATAATTGTGCTGAGCTACTTATGCCTATTTTATTTTCTAATACATCTTCAATTTCTGTTTCATCAAATGAAATTAAAAATCTACTTGTTTGAGGATTTGGGGTAGAATAAGCAAATGTTGTAAGAGTAGCTTCCATAATAGGATCTAATCCTGTATTCATTGTTGGAAATAATGAATATAACGTTGCGTCTTTAGTCGGAAATAATTTATATACTGCCATTTTTTATTATAAGTTTACTACTCTTCCTTGAATATCTTGTGTTGGATATTTTACCTCAAAAATTGAAGGATCTAATGATGGATAAACAACATTACTAATTGTTGCTCCTGCTATATCATAAGCATAAGGTGAATATCCTAAATTTTCTCCAACTAAATTTGTTATTTCTACGTTTTTAACTGTTTGAACTCCTTCAATTCTATCTAATAAAATATAAATATCTCTTAATAAAATTGGTTGATTTATTTGCCATTTATCTATTAGAAAATAATCTTGTAAAGCAGTAATACAATTTGATAAAATTTGATTACTATTATAATTAGGTAATATAATAATATCAAAATTCAATCCAATATTAATAATAAAACCATCTTTAATATTTACAGCATCATTTACCATTTTATATTGTGATAAATAATTTACAACATTTTGTTTTATTGATGGTGAAGCTATAGTTAATCTATTATTTACATCGTATGATAAAACGTATAGATCTAATATTGAATTAGATTCACCAGAAGATATGGATTGTGCTTTTGTAGGTTCAATATACGCTTTAGATACAACACCATATTTAGCAGGTAAAGATAATGTTCTAACTAAATAATCATCTTGAGTTACGTTACGTAATTGAGATGAAAAATTTGAGGATGCATTTTGTCTAATTTCTTCTATTGTATCTCCATCTCCACCACCACTTGCTGCTGTTGGATTTGTAATAGCTAATGAATTAAATATAGTATCTGATGTTACTGAATTTAAATTTGATTTTAAAAATGTAGTATTTGCAATTAAATTAGTTAAGCTATTAGCAGGTACATTTGCTGTAACTCCTCCACCGGTTAAATATCTTACTGTTAAAGTAGTATTAGAAGGAGCAATACCATATGTTTTAGTAAACATAAAGTTTGTAGGTGAATATGCTGCTGTTAATTTTGATTTTTCAAAAGGTAAACCAATACCTACGTTATTTGGATTAGGTATAATTTCTTCATCAGTATCATTAGCTGTTCCTGCTCCAAATTGTAATTGTAAAGTTTGAGAATCTAAAAATCTTGATGTAAATCTTCTTTGAACTTGTCTTAATTTTAAAATATAAGGAGTATCTCCACTATACTGTGATAAGTTAGGATTATTTATATTTGTATTTTTAATAGAATCATATACAGTATCTTGAGCTAAATAATCTACTTCATACCATTTATTTCCATCAGTATCAATTACATCTAAAATTCCTACAATTCGTGGTGTATTAATAGTTACAGTTGAAAATTGTACTGGAGAACCAAAACTAAAAGTAGTAGTACTAATAGTTGAAGATATTGCTTTTCTTGTTTTCTTTAGTAAAAAATAAGTTGGGTTACCTCCTGAAGTAGAAAATACAGTTACTTCTGTAGGATCACCTGAACTTGATACTGAAAAATCAATCGGATCTTCTATTAAGAATGATGTATTTTGAATATTGGGTGATGCTGCTCTAGCATTTTGGTTAATAAATAAAGCATAATCAAAATCAGGAATATATGTTGAACCAGATAATTTAGCAGGTACTTGTTGATAAAAATCAATTTCAGTTGTTGCAACTTGAGTTACATTTGGTTTATAACCAAACATATAAGCTAATTCATACAAATTATTTGTTTGACGAGCATATTGTAAATAAGTTTCTTGTAATTGATTATCAAGATAAAATGATAAAACATCTCCAACATACGCTGCCATTTCCATAAACATCATTCCAGGTGATGCTTCTGTAAAGTCATTATAGGTTGTTGGAAAATAAGTTCTAGCATAGTCAATTAAGTTTGCTCTTAATTCACTAAAATCTTTATTTATATATTGTATATTTCTTTTTTTAGTAGCCATTATGTAAATGCTAATTGTATTGTATCTGTTAAACCTGTATCTTTAATATTATATTTTAAAGTTACTGATATTTGATTTATATCTGGGAACGAATCTATTTCTAGACTCCCTATAATAACATTTGGAAAAAATAATCCAATTTGATTTTGAATATCTTCTTTTAAATAATTTACATTACCTTCATCTATTTGTTGAAATATAAATGCTCTTAAATTTCCACCAAAAGTTGGATTTAAATATCTTTCATCTTTATTTGTTAAAAAATAGTTAATTAAATTATTTTTGATAGCATCTTTTGTAGTATAAGTAATAGGAAAAACAGCCGGAGCATTAAAAGGTAAACCAATTCCTACACCCGTTCCAGGGCGTGTATCTATAGGAAATATTTTTTTCGCTCCAAAAGCCATTATTTATTCATTAAACCCATTATCATATCTAATCCTACTTCGCCTTCAGGTAAAGCTCCATTAACTGGGTCTACTGGACCTGTTGAGTTAAAAGGAATATTATTAGTATTAGCTACTCCTCCATTTTGCATTTCACCTAAAATCCCTCCAAACATTGCATGTCTTTCTGCAGGTGTTAATTTTTTAGGATTGTTTATTTGTGGTTGAGCATATGTATTTTTAACTTGTTCGGTAACAATTGTTTTAGGGGTACGAATAGCCTCTAAAAGAATTTCTTTTAATTCTTCTTGAATAGCTTCTTTTACTGATTCTTTGATGATGTTTTTAAAATCTGACGGTTTCATTGTTTATAAATATTAAATTAATAGGCTTTTAAATTATCTCTATCAATTATTAATTTTAATTCATTGATGAGAATTTGTGAGTTTGTTGTAAATGATAATTCAGTTTCAATTAATGGGATTCCTTGTACATTTTTACCAACTGCTTTTCTACGAATTATTGTATCGTTAAATGGTACTTCTTGAATTTCAATAATAAAACCTTTATAAGTAATATCATTTATTGTTTGTGTTGATCTTAATTGAGCTTCTGTTATATTTACTAGGTTTTGAGATATTGGGGAAATAGTTGAATTGGGTGAGCATTTTTTTAATATTACATCTATAAGACCTAATGCTGTAACAGCGTTAGATATAAATCGTGATGTTAAAGATATAGGAACTGCTGTTCTATCAATTATTAGTTTTATCTTATTTAATTTTGAATTTCCTAAAATATCAAATGTTAAATTATTTGATACTTCATTGGCTTGTAATACTAAACTTGCAAAAGGACCTGGAACTGGACTTGCGGCTGTTGCCGCTATTGCTGCTGGTTTGAGTCCTTTTAATGTTCTTGCTGTGGATATTAAAGTATCTAATATAGTTGATGTTATTCCTATAGTACCAGTAGTTAAATCTAAATATTTATTAATTTGATTTAAGGTATTTACTATATTATTTCTTTGAGTTATAAACTCGTTTAATTGAGCTTCAGGTAAACATAAACCATCAGGTGTTGTTAAATTAGATAAAAGTAAATCTAATTGAGGTTGAACAATGTCATTTATTTGTATTCCTTTTTCTAAAATAAGTTGCCCTAATTTTTCTGAGCCTGTTGATTTTAGACTATCAGGTAATGAATTTTCGAATAATTGTAAATCTATAGTAGCCATTATATTAATTTATTTACATTAGATTTTGTTTTTTCTAAATCAGCAGATATTTTAGGTAATTCAGATAATACTAACTGTGCGGCTGATGCTGCTTGAGGAACCGATTGTAATGCAGTTGATAATAACTGTATTTGAATTAATAACTTTTGTAATTCAGCTATTAATAAATCTCCTTTAATCATTGATTCAGTAGCATCTTTAGATCCTAAATAAACATTTGAACTTTGAACTATAAACTGAGAAGTATCAATATTAACTCCTGAATTAGAGCTTAGACTAATACTTTTTGCTGAACTTAGTAAAATATGATCTTCCGAAGAATCAAAAACTAATCTACCTGAACTTATCATTACTTGTTTGCCTGAGTATTTGTTTGGTGAGGTTGGTGCTGTTTTATAGCTAGTATAATTAGTACTAGCTGCTTCTAAAGGAATATTTTGTGTACTTGTTAAATAAATAGAAGATTCATTATTATTAATATCTTCTTCTATTGGTAACCAACCTTCTTCGGTTTGTTTACCTTGTCCATTTCTTAATATTAAAATAGGATCTCCTGAAGTACTTGGACGTTTAGACCAATTATTTAAAGGACTATCAATTGGTGGTTTTGTAGTAACAGTTGATCCTAATCTTATACTATTCCCCCATCTTCCTTCATATATAACATCACCTTCAAAAGGTAATAATGGATGTATATTAGAACGTTCTTCAAAAGTGTTACCTAAATTTACTTTTAATGTTTGGTTAGTTATTTTGCTAGTATTTCCTAATTCTGTTTGATTATATCCTTTTTGTTGTGTTGGTGGTTTTTCATTAGAATTAGAAGGATAAGCATTGTGGTGTGGATGATTCCAAAGAGCAACAGTACTAACATAATATGAAATTGTATTTGATGTTAGTTGTCCTATTAATGTACTTGGAAGAGATAATATATAAACAATTTCATTAATTAATGGATAATTTTTTATATTACCATATAATGGTTTTGCTGTTGGAAGAGGATTTATAATATTTGGTTTTATTACATTTTCGTATTCTATAGTACCTAAAGCATCCCACTCTCCAAGATCTTTAAATCTAGGATGAGTTTCATCTAAAACTATACTTTTAACACGTACTACAGTTAATAATTCATTGTTAATTCCTGTATTTGGAATTTGATTATTAGTAATAATATTATTAACTTTCTTAAAACCATAGGTACTCATTATTTACCTCCTTTTAATTCATTTACAGCTGAAAGTAATTGTTCTTTTTCTTCATCTGAAATTGTTAATGTCCCATCTACTGATTGTGTTTGCATAGCACGTTGTGCTAATGCTGCCATTTTAATTAATAAATCATCATTTTTAACACTTATTTCTAAGTATTCTTTTATTAAAGGAACAATCAATGTAGCATCTCCTATCTCAGATATTAATGGTTTTAATTCATTTATAAGAGCTACTAATTGAGTGTCTTTTTTCTTTTGATTATTATAGATTTCTTCTAACAGATGTGAAAATTTCTTTTTACCAAAAACAATATTATCAAATTGTGACATAAATATATAATTTTTTATTATAAATATTAATGTTAGAATTTTATATATTCATTTTCTAAATAAAACGAGTATCCTTTTCTAAATACATCGTATAGTTGATTTGTTATTTTTGTAATTTTAGGTGTTTTAGCATCTATTATTTCACGAATATAGATGTAAAGTGCTTTTTTATTAAAAATATCTAAATGTTCTCTTTTACGAAATAATTCTAATACAGCATCAGCTATTTGAGCATCTTCTGATTTAGGAAACATTATAAATATATTTTCGGTACAATATTTAACATATTCATCTATATAATAAGATAAACGTTCTATTGGTTGAGTATCTTCAAGTTCATATGAGTGATTTTCATCTTCTTCTAATACTTCTATATCAATATTATCAACTCTTTTTTTATAGTTTTTCTGATTATATAAAATTAGCCATCTTTTGGTAATAGTTCCAAAATAGGAATATGCTTTAGCTCCATTTTCAGGATTAAATCTGTGTATTTTAGATAATAAAAATGTTATAATTTCGTGTTGTAAATCTTCTATATTTTCTACTTCAGTATAATAAAATTTAAAAGTATGAATAATGTTTTCTGTTAATTTAAAGAAAGCATAATGGATTTCATCTCTATAGATATTCGAACGTTCCTCAGGATCCTCAGTATTATTATATCTTACAATAGCATCTTCTGTTTCTTTAGTAAAATATTGAACACTTTTTTTCTTTTTCTTTACTACTAATTCTTCCATATTAGATATTTTTTACGTTAAATGAATTTAGTATATCTTGAAGAGCTTTAATTTGCTCAAAGAAAAAACCAACCTCATCATCACTTTTAAAGGAACCTTTTTCATCTACTTCTTTCATTTTTTTATCTGAAAATTCAATTATATCTGACATTTTATTTAAGTATGTCATATAACTGGATAATATATCTTCTTGGGCTTCGTTTTTCTTTAGAAGATTATAAGTAGTAAATCCTAGTACAGCACATAATATTACTAGAAAAATAAGTAAGAATATCATAGACTATCTAATAAATTTTTTAATCCTTCACTTTTAACTGTACCTAGTGCTTTTTGTTTAACATTAGTTTTAGTTTCTGAAGTAGATATTTTTTTAGGAGCTTCTGTAATTTCACCATTAAATTTAGGTAACCATTCTTTTTCAAATTCAATACGAGCAGCCATTAAATCAGCTTGATGAACAATAAAAGGTAATGAAGTACGTGGTTTTTGTTCTGGAGAATAAGACATTAAATATTTTTTATTACCTTCATCATATAAACCATCATGAGTCTGAATAGTAATCATTTCATTAAATGTATATTTTATATCATGATCTTGTAATAAGAATAATCCTCTATCAGGTACAGATGCAAATGCTAATTTATTATTAAATTTATAATCTTCACCTAATTTTTCGCGTCTCCATTTATCATCTTGTTCAATATAAGATTCATGTTCTTCATCCCCCATTTTACCTAAATCATGATTTAGAGCAGAAAATACTAATTCTTCTTTAGTATAAGTATTCAAATCAGCTCCCATTTGACCCCACAAATCATGTAAATTAAGAGCACATGTAATAACACGATTAACATGATCTACATAACCTCCAGGGAATGAATTGTGGTATTCTTTTTTATGTGCAGCAGGCATCATAATAATTCGCTCTTGAAATTTATTATAAAATTCCATTAACTTAGTTCTACGTGGTTCAGAAATGTGGTCTTCAATAAAACCCATCATTCGAACCCAATTTTGTTGGATTTCTTTAGCTTCTAACTGCATAACTATTAATATTGATTAATTTCTCCCGGTGATAGTGGTTCTTGTTGAACAAACGCTTTAGCTTCATTAACTTTATCTTTAACATCGGCTATTACATCTTCAAATTCTTCTCTACTACCCTGTCTTTTTAGGATAAAGTCTAATTTAGACATATTAGATTCTATTGTTTCTAATCTCCTCATTATTATTTCTCTGTTTTTCATAATTACATTTTTTAATATGATTAAGAAGATACAAGAGAAATCCTGGGTATCCAAGCTAAAGTTAATCTTTTTTTAAAGCTTCTACTATTTTAAAAATATGAGCACATTTTTCATATTCTTCATTGTCCTGAAGATGTAAAAGTATTTTGTTTAGATTTTTAATTAATGTATGATCTCTGAGTTGTAATAATGATGATAAATGAAGTGGTATTGTAATATCTAATTTACTAATATACTCCCAGGCTCTTTCATACACAAAATGTTCACCTGCTTTTTCAACATCAGCCATATTTACTTTAGAACCATCTTCACGAAATAATGAAATAAATTTTTTACTAAATAAATCATAATTTAACATAATTTTTTTAAACATCCCTACCCAGTAATAAGGATGATCTTTAAAATCTACCAATACAATATTTTCAGGAGCTGGTTTAACTTCTGGTTCAAACATATTGAAAATTTTGTCTATATTCATATTTATAGTGTATATAACGTATTATCTTATAATAATCAATAAGTACATCGATTATATATAAAAATATTATTTAAACAAAGGATACGAGGTTCCAGGTTGTTTTTTAATTGTTTGTAGTTGTTTAATTGTTTTACCAAAGGTTTTTTGAAAATGAGGAAAATCCCATCTTTTACCTTTTTTATCTATAAGATATTTCCAACCGTATTTTAAAAATATTATAGTAATTTCATTCCAATCTGCTACACCGTCTTTATCAAAATCACCATTTACATCCCAAGATGCTGATTCATAAGTACCATTTCCATCTCTATCTACTAATAAAACAATATCAATAGCTAAACCATAGTTGTGATAACTTTGACCACCTTTAGCATTAGTTACAATACCTAATCTTTTACCTTTACTATCAAATAATTTTGTTCTTCCTTGAGCATAAAGTTGATTTTGTTCTTCATTAGTTCTAAGAGTATGAGCAAATCTACAAATTACATTTTTAGGTAACACAGAACATATTTCAGTGTACATCTGTAAAGCCTCAGTTCTTATATCTGGGTGAAGTGTTTTAATTCTTTCTAAAGTTAAATTATCCATAATTATTCTTGTATTTGTTCTATAACGGGTTCTTCGGTTTCTTTTTTATTTCTTCTACTAAATTTTTCAGCTACAGTTCCTAAACCGTAAGCTATAGTTGTATATTCTACAGCTTCTACTGAGATATCTGTTTGATATATAAACATATAAACTATTAAGGAAATAAATCCTATAGCTCCTAGTACTCTTTTATGAGATACTCCCTCTTTAGAGGAAAACATATCTGTTATAAACTTTTTCATATATAATCTGTGTAATATTTTTTATCTTCTATATTATAACTTCTTACATATAATTCTTTTAACCTATCAGGATCTGTATCATATAATGATTTTAATACCTTAGGACTAAATACTTGTAAATTTTTTATTTTATATTGTTTACACAATTCTTTTTCTATCTTTTGATCATTAAGACTTGTAAAAGATGTTGTAATATATTCATATTGTTTTAATACTTGAGTTATATCAATTTGACTAAATAGCTCGTAAGAAGTGTCGATTGTTTTTGGTCTAGAAAATACTGTAATACAATGTGTTATTTTATCTTTGTATTTTCTTATTAATTCATTAGTACATGTGTGGTGTAATACACCTCCGTCAAAATATATATCACCATTAATTTCAACACCCTCAACAGCAAAAGGAATTGATGCAGAAGCCATTGTATAATCTAAATATTGATCATAAGTACAACTACTAATATCAATTAATTCAAATCCACCTGTGTTAAAATTAACTACTCCAACATATATTTTAGGATAATCGCCATTCACATATTTATAGAAATCTTTTTCAGTGACTAAACTAGACAGTTTTAAATATAAATTATTTTGAGTTCCTAACGAAGGTTTACCTAATAACAATCTCCATACACCTTTGAAAGTTATTTGTCCTTTTTTATTTACAGGTTTATTATCAAATATATCATCTGGAGTAATACTAAGTACTAAACTCTTTAATTGATCCCACTTACCTAAGGCAATAGGTAAAGATAATAAAGCACCTGAAGATACACCAGTAATAATGTCTGGCCTATATCCAAATTCTTTTATAATTCGCTCTGATTTAGCAAATAATGCTCCAATTTTAGTGGCTCCTCCTGATAAATTATAGACTTTCATAAGTTTGTCCATAATAAATATGGATAAACAAATAAAATATTAGATTAATTTTTTAATAACAAAGCGTATTAATTATAGCATATTTGGCAGGCCTATAAGGATTCGAACCCTAAACAATGAGGTTGGAGCTCATTATGATACCATTTCACCATAGACCTATTTGTTGCGGTCGCCGGATTCGAACCGTGACTCGGGCTTATGAGGCCTGAATGTTACCATTACACTACCACCGCAATTTTTGCTTCTTCGTTCACACCGCTCCTTAGAGACTACAGTGACTGGTTGTTTATACTAATATATCTACCAAAGAAGCGTTTCTCGATATATTAATATCCGGGAGCCACTTGTCGGGATCGAACCAACGACCTACTGATTACAAATCAGTTACTCTACCAGCTGAGCTAAAGTGGCCAAATCCTAAACAGTGTCTATTGATCAAGTAGTCTTATTTAGGGGTGTCAATTTAGCTTATGCCTTGGGCTATTCACTTGTTTGACGAAAAGACCACTGAAGTGTGCTGTTCTTACGGGAAGCATCGTGGTACTGCATTGTTATGTTATAAATATAGCGCCTTTTTTTCTTATTGCCAAACTAAAATAAAAAAAGCCCCTGAAAAGGGGCTTGAAAATAAATAAAATGGATTTGATGTTACCACTCAAAAACAAAGACAGTGATTTCTTTTTCACTATTCTTCATTCTGCGTTTTGAAATTTTGTACATTTCATTAGCAAGTAATTGTGGAACGTTGCGTCTACCTGCCATCACGTTATTAACGTGAGAAACAGAGTAGCCTGTTTTTTCTGATAAGCGAACAGCGTCGCCTTTTCTTTGGCGAGCTGAGAAGAACGCTTGTTTTGCTGTGCGGTTTAGTTTTTGACTCATAACTTTTAAAATATCAATATACTATAAAATTATTTAATATCCAAGCTATAGTGGAAGATTCTTTATAAACAGCAGTTGACCCTACTCAATCCATCAATCCATATATACGATCCCTTATATGTCTATAAGTGTATATTACGTTAGGCGATGCCTTATGTATTTTGCGGTTGATCTTGCGTTATAGACCCTACAAATCGGTAATATAACACGGCTTCCCACCCATTGTCATTAAATGGTATACAAGTGTAGTGAGTAATATCATTTACATTACTTACACCCCAAACGTACGTTTTTGGTTTCATTTGGATGTAATCAGGATTATTTAGAATTTCTTCTGGTTTTAGATACTTCATTTTTCTTGTGTTTATATTCGGTTAATATATAATTCCAAACAAATAGGAACAGTTCATAAGCGTCTTGCTTTGATTTACCATAGCCTATTATTTTTAGTTTTTGACTATAGCACATCCAGTAGTCACCTTCTCTAAAATATGTAAATAATTTTTTGTTTTTCATCTTTGTAGTCAGGACAGGATTCGAACCTGTATGTTTACTAATTTAGGTAATCAGACGACCAACTCTGAACCACTTAACTTTCAACGGCCTACGTCTACCATTCCGCCACCTGACTGTTTTTCAAACACTTTACTAAACTTGGTTTTAGGGTAACATTTAGTATTACCATTAGGTAATAAAATTACAACCCAACCAATACCATAAGGTTGTGTATCATAAGCAACAACAAGGTAATCCTTCATATTATGAAGAGTATAATCACATTCAGAAGCATTTTTACATGTTACATATTTTTGTTTCATAACTTTTTTATGTTAGCAGTCAGGACAGGACTCGAACCTGTACGAACACACGCCCTATTTTAATAACGGTTGTGTTCTACGTATAGCGTCTACCACGATATTTAGTTGCAACTGCATTATCAATATCTTTTCGCCACCTGACTATATTATTTATTTTATCATTTCAATTACAATGGATATAATCAATGACCACCCAATTATTCCAAAAAATATATATGGTAATCTGTAATCATCCCATGTTGGTTTTTTGAATAATAAAATAACTTTCAATGCTTCTTTCATAGTTTTCATATTTTAGTAGTCAGGACAGGATTCGAACCTGTGGCCTCTCAGCAGTTTCCCACCGAGCGAAGTACCAAACTCTTCCACCTGACTATATTTTATGTAGTAAATATACGTATATCCTTTCATATAGCCAAATTTTTATTAAAGAAATCTTTTTTTGATTTTGCGATTTTTGAGAAAAAATGCCTATATGGAATCAATAATCCAATTATGGCTTATTTGGATTTTGGGATTATGTTTTGTCGCGGTTGGTATATTTGTATATATTTGTCGGCGGGTTATACCTATATTCGATCTATAAATTAATCACACTTTTTTTGACATATATGCATACGGTATATGGACAACGGCATGCGTGGGGCTCTACTATTTATGTATACCGTACGGCGTACGTACGGCCAACAGATAGACCCCCCCCTCTTTCTAGGGGCCAGAGCCCCAGACCCGCTAGAGACAAAAAGGCCGGAACCCATTGGTCCCGGCCTTCATGTTTTGTGGGGCGTGATCCTATTATCCGAAAATCACTTCACCGTACATTATGGTCTGAAGGATCACATCTGCTGTTCCTGCATCGTCGGTTTCGTTCTTCATTTCTAGTAGGCGCTCTGGATCTACACTGGACATTTTAGTGTGTACATCCTCTAGGGTGATCTGCTTGCTGTACTCTCCATCGCACTCAACATCTTCGAACCCGAATGTGTTTCCGTCTCTCAGGATTTGCATCAACACGTCTTCAAAGCATGGGCTTGTGAGTTTTGATTTTGCTTGAGCATAATGGTCTTTGTTGTAATTGAATTCTAAGCCGTAGCCATTCATTTCAGATAAACCATTACATAGGGCATTGTAAAAAAATTCTTCGCTTTCTTGTGGTGTTAAAATTATTTGCATACTGTTATTTATTATGGGGTGAACATACAAATAAAATATTGTGTATCCAAATATTATTTAGGCATACTCAAACACACCAAAATTAATTAGTCTTAATGCTGTAGTGGGACCTATATCATCTCCTATTTCACGGCACTCTAGATAGATTTTGGGTTTAGATGGATCAATTCCTGGGGCAAATCCTGTTACAGTATAAACATCACCCACATCAATATATGATAATCTGTTACCTCTAGGTTCTACAGCATTAGCTTCTTCAGCAGTATTGAAATAAAGGCTAGGGCTACGAGGATTCTCTGGATCGGAAACCCGATACACTTCTTTCTTTACTCGGAGCTTATCTCCTACTTTTAACCTACGTGGGTCTACTTTTATTGGATTACCTATTTTTATCTCCTTTACCTCAGACTTTCTAATATGTTTAAATGCTCCTAATCTTGATATTGAGATAATTGTTGCAATTAATATTGTATTACCTACAGAATATGGATCATTACTTTGAATACATGTTGCCACTAAAATATTATCTTTTTTTAATTCCCACACATCATCCTTATATGTAAATACCCCATATTCTCCTTGTTGGGGTGTTAATGTTGGTTTATCTCCTTCTTCATCCCAGTATACTGTTTTAATTACTATCAGTTTATCTCCTGTTTCAAGACGTTTAATATTAACTGTAAGTGGATTATCCACTTTCATCTCCTTTATGCCTGCTAGTTCCTGTAGACGTCTAAATTCATCATTCATAATCATAAATATAGAACCGGATTAACTATTCTTGTACATACCTAAATGCTGCATAATCTAGCATTCTTTGAATATGGTAACTGCCCATCATAGTACGTGCCTTTCCTTGACCTTGAACAAAATTTAATTGACCAAACTGGCCAAGACGTTCTACTTTCCACACATCACCACTCATAACATATGGAGGATGATCTTTAGTTGCTCGTAGTTTATCCCCTATCTTAAGTTCATCATATGTTGGGATTGGATTTCTTACTGTTATCTCCTTTATGCCTGCAAGTTTTTGCATGCGTTTAAATTCTTCATTTAATATTTGCTTTTTCATAATCATAAATATTGTTCGTAATAGAAGGGATGCTCTATGAGCACCCCAACCTTAATAATAAAACAGCACTAAAGATTATTTGTACTTAACAGTGTAATAAACACTATTAATGCAACTGTGAATGTGGTGATAATCCCCACTTTGATCCTGTCTGTTGGGTTCATTGTTATTGATTTATTGTTCATATTGTTTGATTGATTTGAGAGCTACTCCTAAATAAATTGAAATAATACACATTAAAAACATCCCCATGATGTCTCTAAATGCTAATAGTACAACAAATGTTATGCTTGTTAATACTAATAATGTTATGACTTTGGTTTTAATATTCATACTGTGAACATACGATTTATGTTTTGTGGTTCCAAATGAGTAGTCAGGACAGGAATCGAACCTGCATTTAATCCACCATGATTAATCATACCTTACACATCCATATTTCTATGAATGTTTATCGGTATAGCGTCTACCAATTCCGCCACCTGACTATGTTTAAAGAGCTTCGTAATATTCTTTTAGAAAATAGTTTTTATCCCACTTACCATTGATTTTATCTTTTGTTTTATACTTACCCCAACTCTTACTAAATGTAAATATTGTACCTAATTTCTCTGAACCTGGGTATTGTTTTATTAATATGTATGCTTCTTTCATAACTTTTTTTTATTTAGTAGTCAGGACAAGATTTGAACTTGCAATATCGGCTTGATTTTTATGTCTTGCTTCTGCGCTACCTTTCCGCCACCTGACTATTTTTATTTCCCCATATATTCTCTATAAGTCATTATACTTGCAATTACAGCTCCACCCATACAAATAATTCCAAATAAATGTTTAGCTACTAACATTACTACAAACATCACCATGGATAAGATTATTATTATTTCTAATTTATTTTTCATAATGTGAACATACAATCTTATCCTTAATCAAACAAATATATTCTATAATTATTATATAGGGCTACTCGGTTTATATCACTTAGGACACCATATCTGTCCTTAATGGTCTCTTTCAGTTCACGCGCACCCAGGCCCTCGTTAAGGCCTTCACTCATGAACTGGGCAAACGTGTCGTTCGACTCATCCACTTCATCCTGCTTCGTGCCCGACAACCCACACCATTCAGCCTCACTCACCTCAGATATAAACATGCCCGTGGAAAATCCCTTCAAGCTATATCTCCTAACAAATTGATCTGCATTGCACCATATGAATATGTTCTCTTTACCTTGAAGATAATAAACCTCATCTGGGCCTATAATTACTCCAGGCGAGGGGAACTGACCCACACTAAACAGGCCCCCTGGGTACCCATGCCCCATCATAATGATTCGATCGTGTGCTTGGATCAGCTCATGTAGCTCTTTCCGGGTCGTACCCCCAGTAATCACTATCTTATCTGGGATCCCAGCGTAGATAGGCTTCAGGAAATCCGTCGACCTATCTTTAGGGTGTATTATTAATGTTTTCATTATTCTATTATTTCGTATTCGTCTATACCGTCAATTATATTTAAACCTCTACCATTATCCCATTTTACCTCAAGGATGTTTTGGCCCTGTACCACGTTTTCTTTAATAACGGTTCCTAATGTTCCTGGTTCTACTGGATCAAAATCATCCATTTTGATTAGTTTTATTCTTTTTGGTATCATAATATTGTGAACATACAAAAAGGGATCTGGTTATCCAAATCCCTCTTTAAGCCTGTCGCCAATCTTCTATTGCTAGAAAATATCTTTAAAATATTAATGTTGCTAAAATATAAATTATTGAACCTAACATAGTGCAGAATAAACCTGCTTCAATTCCTTTTAATATTATTCTTTTTATATTCATAATGTGAATATACAATGTTAGTTTTATTTCTCCAAATCTATTCTTTTATCTCCAAAAGCACTTAATCCTGCATTCCAATTAATAATATAATGTATACATTTACCTCCACGACCTAACCAAAATATTCTTTGTTCTTTGTTAAAGTTGTTTGTTTTGTTGTTGTTATTATTATTCATAATGTGAACATACAATTTTTATTTTGTTCCTCCAAAAGGATTTAAATGTATTACATTTTCACCTACAATCATAACTTTATCTTTAACTCCATTATCATATCTAATGGTAATAGTATTATCATCTTCCTCAATTATAAATGCCCCATTAACTTGTTCTTCAGCTTCTTCTAATTCATATTCATTACATAACCAATCAATTATTTGTTGATATTCTTTATCTTTTTTATTTATTATTTTCATACTGTGAACATACAAAAAGAGAGTTATATTTCAAACTCTCTCCTTAATTGTTTTTTAAAACATTCCTCCGTCAATTACAAAACATTTTCTTTCTTCTTCATCATCTTCAAAATACACCTTTTCTACTCCACAACTGTCAATTTCATTATTATAAGTCCAATCTGTAGGATCTGTACCTCTAATGATTACTTCAACACTTTTGTCTTTAACTTTGTTTAGTCTGTTAATTAATTCTTGTACTGTCATATTATTATTTATTATTATACTGTGAACATACAAAAAGAGACTTAGTTACCCAAGTCTCTTCTTTAAAACATAATAACCCAATTACCAATTTTCTACTAATTCACCTTCTTCAAAAGTGTATATTTGTTTTTCTGATTTAATTTCTGTTACAGTCTGAGAATTAATCATTCTATAACCTTCACTTTTTAAATCATAAACAGGTATTAAACCTTTTTCAATAGGATCATAAGCTAACTCTCCACCTTTAAGGTGTTTTGTTACTTTTCTTCTACCATTCAACACTCTTACTGTACCATCTTTCTTAATAAATGTAACTGTGAAGATTTTATCTCCTAACAATTCGATTACGTTTTCTACTTTCATATTAATTATTATTATGATGTAAACATACAAAAAGGGATTCAGTTACCCAAATCCCTCTTCATAATAATAATAAAACTTATCTTTTATTTTCGTAAACGAATCTAATACCTTTTCTACTTGATCTCATATCAGCTGTACCTGTAGAATAATCTTGTTTTACCATTTTGAAACCTTTTCGAGCCATACTTCGTTTAACACTAATTACGTTTTTACCATACAATCTTAAGTCATTAAACTTAACACTTGTACCTTCTTTAACTTGACTAATTTTAAAGTTAAGTTCTTTGTTTGTTACATTTAACATTGATTCAGTTAATGCAATTACTACTGGGTTTGTTTTTGAATTTAATTTCATTGTTATTTTATTATGCTGTAAACATACAATTTTATTCTTCAGTATCCAAATCTTCTTCTACAGGTGTTTTTGTATCATCTTCTTTAACGTCTAATATTTGTCTATAAATGATCTTATTAGCGTCTAGTTCATAGGGCAATCTAACCCCAACTTGTCCGTTTCTGTTCTTATTGAACTCCATGTAGCTACCACCTCCGGCTCTTGTCCCTTCTCTCCTCATCTCCATGAACGCGTCTACTAGATGTTTCAGGGCATTAGACCCTACGAACACACCTCCCTTTGTCACCTGCTGTATCAAAAGAAATGACGTGAACTTATTATCATCGTTCTCACCCTTATTATTCTGCTGGCACACGTCTACGAGCCAAGACTCAGCAGTCTTCCTGTCCCACCCATTATCATCTCGCACGCCGCCTATAATTTCGGCTATACTATCTATAAGCACCAGATCCCAACCCATGTTAAGAGACTGTTCAATGACATCCTTAGTATTGTAGTTAATATAATCAGACACGAACAATGTTTTTAGTATCTGGAATTGAGGGAACCTTTGTGAGTACTTGAACATCTGCTTCTTGCCCATCTCACCTGATATGAATAGACACTTGCGCCCCGCGGTCTGGATCCCTGCCAGATAGTCTAGCAGAATAGTGGTCTTCCCTACCCCGGGATCCCCAATACACATAATGTTCGTGGCACACGGTATCCCACCTTCATGAGACATCAACTGGTCCATTCTCATTCCAGATGTCATTGTCTCCATCATTCGGGGATCAATCTCTAGATTACCTAGCTTGTCAATGCCTGTGAAATCAATAATAGAAGGAACAGGCATTACGTTCTGAATTTTTGGTCTACCACGACCTCTTTTGGTTTGTGCCTTGTCAAAATATAGATAATTACTCATTCTGTAAACATACAAAAGGGGATCTAGTTACCCAAATCCCCTATCATAGTTATTTCTTTAAGCCGCGTATGACAATGCTAAATCATATAATTTTTCATTAACGGCGATATCCTGTTTAAAGTTCTTTATCCGTCTAGCCTTGCGGGTCTTATCCCCATAAGTGTAGCTGAACATTCCGCCCACCAATTTCTCCTGAACCACGTTAAACACGCTCCACAGATCTGATCCCCTATCCTCTGCTCTGGTCGGCTCTAGCAGTTGCGCTAGGTCCACTTCAATGTTCTCTAATTCATCGGCTGTAAATCTGGTTGCTAGTGCCCTCTGGGCAAACTCTAGCATCTGCTCCTGTCCCAATTCCACGGCACGGAACTTGTTAAGTGACTCAATTGTCAACGGTAAGCGCTCAATCATAGCCCTGATCGTGATCTGGAGCTCCTCAAATGAATACCCGTAGTGCCTGATTTTCATGCTCTCGAATTCCGTAGTGGAGATCACTAGCCCATTCTCACATATTATTCTAAATAGGCCAGCGGTAAAAGTAAACGCGTTCTTCCCGTCGTGAGAATTTGTTAAAAGGATCTGTGGGAACACATCGTCCCCATCTTCAGCCGAGATCATTAGGTCCGGATTTCTAAACACCACTAGGTGCTTCTGGAATCCTACCCCTTTCCTAGCCTTAACCTCCTTAGCATCCACGACACCCCACCCCAAGAGCTCCATATCAGAGATGATCCTATCAGTTTGGATGTGAGCGTAGCGTTCACTTGTTTCTGGAGACCCTTGGGTAGTGAATATTGACGGGGCCTTGGCTCGCACCTGAGCCCCTGTCAAAAATGTTTCTGAATTGATATTTAATGGCATAATTATTTACTAAATTTCTTTACCAAATCCCCTATCAAAGAATCTAAGTTATCTAATTTCAAGCCACTCAATATAATATGATTTCTAATTTGGGTCTTAACATCATAATCTAGTGATTGAACACTATAAAATTGTTCACCAATATCATAATCATGATCATGTACTCTTTCAAAATCCCATTTATTCACATATAACCCTTTTTCCTTAGCAAATCCTAAGTGTTTATCCTGAATTTGGGATTTGAGTTCATCATATTTTTCTCTTAACCCATCTATTTCTTTTTCTAGAGTTATTAAGTGAATCTTATCAGCTTTAGCTAATTTCTCCATCTTAACCACGTCAGAATCACTTGTCAAATCTTTCTTGTTGTTCTCAATTTCTGAAACTACTTGTCCCAAAATTGCATCAATTTCGTACTGTGTTAATCTTTTTGCCATATTATTTATTTATTTGATGTAAACATACGAAAGGTTTCCTACATTGCCAAAATTCCTTATCAGACTTTTAAAATCTTCCGCGGGTAAAATTCCTCCCCTCTCGCGATCCTCACCGCTCTTTGCGGGGCCGGCATCCCCTTCCGCCCGTAAAATTCCCCTTATCAAAAAAACTTGTCAAAGAACTTATAAAGCTATCAATCTATTGATAGATTGTTATTCAATTTTTCCAAAATCACAAAAAAACGCGCTAAATTCCATATCAAAAGGGCCCTATTAAAGCAATCCCTCAATGGATTGATGGTTTTTAAATCTTCATCATGTAAAATTCCTTTTATCAAAGGGCCCTATCAAAGAGATGCGCGTTTTTGCGATTTGTTGTATATACTTTTAGTAGTAGTAAAATGGGACGGGGCGATGACGTGGGTGGTTATATCCCTTAACCCACCACACCACATATCCATTTTCATGTTAGTCACATATCAATTTTCCTTATCAATTTCCATATCCCCTTTCATATCAGTTTGTCACACGTTACTATTATTTATAGTTGTATTAACCGTAATAGAATCCTTATCATATCCCTTATCAGAGACCTTATCAGACGTTGTTATATACCGTTATTTTAACTATTAAACGGATGATATTTAGGGTATTGTGTTTTTAATTTAAATTGCTCTATTCGTTCTTGTGCTTGTTCCATTGTTGATAATGGATTTCCCCAATCCTCACACTCATAATCCTCTACTTCCTCTAATTCATTAGTTATAGAATACCAATCCAAATCAATGAAACGTACTACCGTTGCTAATTGTCTTGTTTGAGCATAGTATTTGTTATCGTCCGTTTGTTTTATTCTATATTGTCTCATTTATGTTTCTGAATTATATTATTTATTTTTCTCCTGTGTATTTTTCTACTACAATGTTTGGTAATATTATAAGCCATATTAATGCTAATATCACTCTTCCTGCTTTGCTCCATTCTCCTATATTTAATGTTCCTGCACATACACTCCCAAACAAGTACATTATAATTGTTACTACTGTTATTCCTATTAGTTGATGTTTCATTTTTATTATGCTGTGAATATACGAAATTGATTTTAATTAGCCAAATCAACATTTTCTTCAATGTAAGTAATTATTTCATCAACTATAGGATCTTTACTATGTAATTTATCTCCTGTAACTGAGTCAGATACGATATAATCAATATCACTATCATTATAATATCTAATTTCAACACTATATTTTATTTCTTTATATGTTAAATAAATATTAACTGTAGTAAATGAAACTATATTATGTACTTTTGTTTCATTTATTAACTCCAATTCCTCTTTTTCTCTAATCAATTCATTTACAACATCAATATCTGCTTTCATAACCAATTGTCTTAACATTTGATCTTCCATCCCTAAATCTCTAATCAATGTTTCTAATTCTTCACCATTAATATTATAATCTGTTAATGCCATTACAACTAATTTAATTGGACTTAATACTTTATTTTCTTTCATTATTATTTTTTATTATGCTGTGAATATACGATTTCTGTTTTGCTTCTCCAAATCTGTTTTTAAGCTAAAATATCTCCAAAATTATATCCATATGAATAATCTTCACCCATATCTGTTCTATATTTTACCTCTTCTCCATTTGGTTGTAATATATTTAATTCCTCTGCTATTTGTTTCCACAATATTCTATACTGATTTAGTTTTATACTTTCTGAATGGTTTTTTAAAGAGTAAGCATAACGATGAGCAGCGCTTTCTATTGTTCTTAGTCTTTTATATTCTTTTCTAGTTAATACTTTTATCATTATGTTGTGAATATATGGTTTTAATTTTGCTTAGCCAATTCCTCTTTTAATTGTTTTATTTCTTGATTTTTGGCTTCTAATTCATCTTCATATTTCACTTCAAAATATATTTTAAATATTTTCATTAATTCAACTGAACTATCACTACTTAATCTACCACTTTCATTAAATATAGTACCCCAACGGTCATTTTGTTCTATTGTAACATGAGTACCAACTAATTTTCTAATTAATATTTCTTTTGCTAATTCTTCTTTTGTTGTCATATTAAGTTATTGTCTTTAAAACAGTTTCCAAATTAAATTTATCCGCTAAACATTGAGCAAGTTTTATATAGTGTTGTCCAATTGCATGAAATAATTCGGCTTCCATTAACTTATTTTTGTTAGGTATTTTTGCTAAATTATGTTTAATATTTCCTTCTATACATTTAATAGATTCTTCTAATTTATTTAACTGTTTATTAATTAAATCAATCATTAATTCTTTTTGTCTATCTGTACAATTCATATTAAATTATTGTTTTGTTATTAAATAAGGTAAATGCCAAAAAGTATTATTACAAGCACACAATGTTATAAATAAAGTTGACATTAATAATATTCCCATTATAAGATGTATTAGACCTAAAAATTCTGAGGTTTCATATGCTTTTATTAATTGTTTATTGGTTTCAAATACTGACCTACCAATACTCCATATTATTAAAGTAGTTATCATAATTGATATTATAAAAAATATTATTTCCATGCTTATATCAAATTATTGTCTTTAATGTAATCAAATGCTCCTGAATATGCTTCTTGCGGTAAATTAAATTGGTTGGTTACATGTTGAACTTTTGTTCTATCATATTTTTTATTTTTTATGTAAGCATCGTATTTATTAACATCTTGTTGAACACTAATCCAAATACCATGGTTAATCCTTAACCATTCAACAACTTGGTGTTGTTCTGGTTTTTCTATTTCGTGTTTACCTCCTGTATCATCAGGAAATAGCTGACCTTTATAAGGGTCTAATTGAGCTATATACCATCCTTCTCTACAAGGTATATCAAATCCTTTTTCTTTTAGCCATTTGGCTTGTTCAAAGGTTGTGTATGTTGGTTTAATCTCTTGTTTCATTATGCTGTGAATATACGATTTTGATTTTGCTTAGCCAAATTTCTTTTTAAATTGTTGAATATGAGATTTATCTAATTTATTTACTGAGTATTTTTGTGCAAATCTTAACATATCTTCCTCACTATACATTCTTTCTTGTTGCCATTTAGTACCTTTAATAAATCCTAATTTAAAAGGTCTAATATCTTCTGTTGGTATAATAGGATTTTCTTTTTGAAAATTATTAAACAATCTTTCAGCAACTTCTTCTATTGTTTCTTCTTTCATATTATTTCTTTTTAAGTTGTTCAAACCATAGATTCAATATTTCCTTTGAGCTTAATTTCTGTTCTAATTCTTCTTGTTCTTCATTTACCCAATAATCTTTACTTGGTAAATAAACCCAATCTTCATGAGAAATCCATTGAGAAAATTCAAACATATCTTCCTCACTATACATTCTTTCTGCTTGAGGTTCAGTAAAAGGTACAACATTGAATTCGAAATTTCCATTAGCAATTTTATACCCAATATAAGCAAATAATTTCCCATCTTCATTTGGTTTTATTGCAAATACTTCAATATCTACAGCATCAAAAGGTACTATTTTTTGGCTTCTCTCATCTTGCCATTTAGCACCATCTTTAAAAGATTGTTTATGATATGGTGTCCATTGTGGATTTTTTGATTGAATATACATTTCAGCAGCTTCTTCAAGTGTTTCTTGTAAAGGTTCACAATCACAAGTTATAGTATGACCACAATAACATTTAATTTGTTTAGGTTCTTCTTGTGGAATGATGATTTTGTTATATGTAGAAGAAGATATTTGATATCTTACATCCCCACCAAAAGCAATATTACCATTCGTGTCCATCCAATCAGTAACATCAACCCACTCACAACTTGGATTATTTACAAACCATACTAAAAACTCATCATCAATTTCTTGAACACCATCTTTGATTAAGTCTCGGTCTGTTGTTAGGATTATTTTTTTCCAACATTTTAATGGTTCATCACCTTTGTATTTTTGTCCATCGTATCTAACAGGAATATTAGATGGTGGTAAAATCAAATCCCCTTCTTTAATTTCTTCATCAGAAGTAATGTAAATGTTTATGTTTTCACCTCTTGGTATATCATCATCCGTTCTTAAAACTAAATTGTCAGTATCAATAAATCTACCTAACCTACTTAATTTATCTGTTGGTATTAAATGTATGTTTTTCATTATTATTTACGCTTGTTTTTTATCAACTACTAATTTCATTAATGCTAATTTAATTTCATCAAACTCTTTCCAATACACTTTAACAGATGTAGTTTCAATTGCTTCCATTATTTCATTAATATCCTCGATTGTTAAATTTTTTATATTACTCATATTTTTTTATTATGATGTGAATATACGAAATTTATCTCAGGTAACCAAATATGTTTTTATTTAGTTAAATTTTTATTACCTTTAACTGCTTTTGGAATGTAAGGACAATTCATACATTTTAATCCACAGCATGTTCCGTTTTTAATTAATTGTTCTCTTGTTAATGGTTTCATTTTATTACTTGAGATTCAACATACTCGATTATTTCATCAAAAATAGGATCTAAGGGATTAATCAATTTATTATCACTTAAATCATATATAACAGGAGCATTAATTTTTCCACTATCAAACCCATCATATACTTTTATTTCTACATTATAATCTTCACCTTTGTATACTAAAGAAACATCAATTGCACTGTATGTTTCAACATTGTATATTTGTGTTGTTTTTTCTGATAATTTTTTCATACGGTGAACATACAAAAAGAGGCTTAGTTTCCCAAGCCTCTCTTAAAATATTATATATTTTTATTAATATGTTCCCATTAAAGTACCGTTTTGAACATCTTCCCATGTTTCGTCAAAAGCTTCCCAATCAGCTCCCACATCTCCAACTCCCCATTTTTCAACTACTTTTTCCCAAATTTTGTGAAAATCCTCTTTTGAAATAACTTCATTCTTATTAGCAAAATATTCGTCAACCATTTTATTATATTTGTTGATATCATCTGTTGCTTGTCCTTCATCACAAGTATACCAAATCCATTCTTTAATTACTTCAATTGCACGTTTATTTAATAATGGATTTTTTATTATAGGCATTTCATTAACAATACCTGCTAATTCTTGCATTCTAAGAAATTCTTCGTTTAATACTTCTTTTTTCATGATTATAAATATTTAAATATTTTTAAGAGTTAGGTATTTTTAATGCTTGTAATATTTCATCTTTAGGTAGATTTTTTATATGTAATAATCTAACTACAGCGTATGGTGAATAAACTTTAGTTTGTCCTGCCATTGGTGAATCACTTTCTCTTCTAGCATATATTATTTTAGTTCCGTTTACTTCACCAAACACATAAATAGATGCACGACCATAAATATCTTCTACTTCTACTTTGGTTGGTTTTATTCCTAAAGTGTTGAATAAATTTTCAACATTGTTTTTAGTTACACTTTTAACTATTTTTTTACTAACAGCATCATCCCAAGTATATCTAGTTAGTTGTTTATTTGTTGATGTTGATGGATTAACTACGTACTTGCCTATTTTAATAAGAGCATTTACTGGATTATTTATTTTCATTTGATTTTTTATTATGTTATAAATATATAAAAGAAGGCTTGGAAAATCAAGCCTTTCTTAAATTGTTTTCAAGTGTTCTAATTAATTTTCAACTACAGCTTCAACATTTACTACTTCAGCTTTAATCATTTTTGGTCTACCTCTTTTTACTTCAAAACCTTGAGCACGCAACGCTTCAAATCTCATTTGTTTTTGTTGGTTCTTTGATTCTGGGTTTGCATTACGACCTCTTTTAATTTCAACACCTTGAGCTTTTAATTCTGCAATTTTAGCTAATTTTTGTTGACGAACTGAATTAGGATTAACTTTACGGCCTAATTGTTTTGGTTCAGCAACTGCTTCTACTGCTGTTGCTACTTCTTCTACTGCAGGTGTTTCTACTACTGTTTCAACTACTGCTGTTTCTACTGTTGCTACTGTTTCTACTACTGTTTCTGCAACTTTTGCTGTTTTTGATGATTTTTTTGACATAACCTTTATTTATTTATTTTTTATTTTTTTATTGATGTAAACATACGAATCGAATCTCACTACTCCAAATCTTTTTCAAATTTTTCCCAACCTTCTTTTAAATAATCTTTACCTTCAACCCAATCATTGAAGAATATTTCACAACCATCTTCAAACACAATCATATTACCGCGCATTGTCATATATTCATCAGATGTGAAATAACGATGTGTTACTTTAATTCCTTGTTGGGCTAGTATTTTTGCTTCTTCTAATAACATAGTGTAAACATACGAATTGATTTTTATTGCTCCAAATTTTTTCTAAAATATTTTGATTAGTTTTCCTTCTTTGTTGTGAACTTTTGTAATATCTAAAGTGTGTTCAACTGTTTCAACAGATATTTTAACAGCTTGTTGAAGCATACCAGGACCAAATGGATTCATTGGGTTAATTATTTGATCAATCATAGCTTTAGTTAATGCACCTTCTTTATCTATTAACTTGGTATATTCTTCCATTATTTCAATAGCTTCACCCAATGTAATTTGTTGGTTTGTATAATATTTTATTACTGTTTGTTTCATTGATGTAAACATACAAAAAAGAGGGTTGGAAACCAACCCTCTAATCAATTATTTTTAAATTTACTTAATTTATTTCCTCGTGTGTAATTGTTAATTTAACTTTTTTACCTATAAATTTAGGATTATTATTCCAAGTACTTCTAGGATTATTAATATCAACATATCTAACTTCATCAACCTCAGCCCATATTCTCATTATAATTATACCATTCCAACGAGAATTATTATCATAAATTTTCATTGCCTCACCTATCTCTAAATCACTGATATTAATTAATTGTTCATCACTACCAAATATTTCATCAAATAATGTGTTTTGGTCTGAGGTACAAGCTTTTCTCATTTCTTGATAAAATTCCTCTGAGATTTCAGTGTCTTTGTTTAAGACAATATTTGTTGCCCATTTTTCAGCTAATTTTGGTTTCCAAGTTGAGCAAGCAATGGTAATAATTCGAGTTGCATTTTGTGGTGTTAATATTCTATTTTTCATATTTATTTCTTTTATTTTTGATTCTACTAATTCTACGTTTTTTCTTTCTACTACAAAGTAATCTCGGTCCCAATAATCTTTATAATCTATACAAATAAGATCTCCTTCTATTTTAAAGATATATTGGATTTCTCTTGCTGTTTGTTTAAATGGACCACTTCTCCAATCATTCTCTACAGCTGTTCTATAACGAGCATCCGGTTTTACCCTAACAGCATCACCAATATTAAGTTTCACTTCAGATGGTAACTCTGTTAATGTGTATCCTTCAGGAACATAACTTTCCTGAGTAATATATCCTTCATCAGTAATATAATAAAAAGGATATGTTATACCATTTCCACTATATTTACCTGAATTATTTCCACCCAATCTTATTAATTCATTAATAATTTTAGTACCTGTTTTATCAGTTCCATCAGATTTAAAACACACTTTATTATTAATATTAAGTTTTACTTCAGATGGTAACTCTGTTAATGTATATCCTTCAGGAATAGCATATTCCAAATCTACATTACCTTTATCATTGATATAATAATAACGGTTATTAGAAGTACCATAATAATCACTTGGGTTCTTTCCACCCAATCTTATTAATTCATTAATAATTTTAACACCTGTTTCATCAGTTCCATCAGCTTTAAAACATACTCTATTATTCATATATTATTTTTTATTATGTTGTGAATGTACGAAATTGATTTTAAGCAACCAAATCTGTTTTTGAAGATTTTATAATTGCATTATGAATTATTTCTAATACATTGTGTATATTATTAGAATCAATACTACCAATTGATATTCTAAACCAACCTTTATTTTCTTTTGAACCAAAATACTCAAAAGGTACAATTCCTAAACCACATTTTTCAATTAAAAAATTAATATATTCTTCAGTGGTTGGAAAATTATTAACATAACCTAAATAAACTGAAATATAAATACCACCATCTGAATTCTGACAATCAACATCATAATCTTTTACTTTCATTAAGTTAAATAAATTTATTATTTTAGAGGATATAAAATCATATTGTTGTTGTTTTTGTTGAATAAATTCACCAATATCTTCTCTATTATTTAAATAAAATGCTACAGCGTTTTGTTCCGGTTTAGCAGCCCAAGCCCCAATATGTGAAAATATTTCAGTCATTTTATCTATAATGTTTTGAGGCCCCATTAACCAACCTACTCTAACACCTGTTGCACATAACGATTTTGAAATACCATCAGCACATATTAAATATTCTCTAATTTCAGGACAAACATCTAATGGATGTGTAAATTCCTTACCAACTAAATCAGAATAAATTTGGTCAAAGAATAAATAACAAGGTTTTTCATAACTACCTCTACGTTTATTTTCATTAACAATAACATCACATATACCTTTTAATACTTGTTTATCAATTATTCTACCTGTTGGGTTTTGAGGTGAACATAAACAAACCAATGTTGTGTAATGTATTCTTAATTCAATATCCTCAACTGTTGGAAAGAAAGCATTCTCAGGTGTACATTCAATTGGTTCTAAATCAGCATTGTGTAAAAATGAGTAGTGGTTATTATTCCAAGAAGGTACAGGATACACAACTACATCACCTTCATCTACAATCGCTTTAAATACGGTATAAATCAATGGTCTGACGCCACATCCTACCAATATCTCGTTTTCATTATATTTAATACCTCTCCTATATTTAAAATAACTACTAACTGATTGTCTTAAAGATAATTCACCTGAAGATAATGGATAATTAGTTAAATCAATTGAATAAGCATTTATTATTTCCTCTTTTAACGTTTCAGGAATTGGATTAACGTAAGGATCAAAATCACCCATTGTTAAATTTAAGACACGTTTTGTTTTTTGTACTTGCTTTATGTGTTGTGAGATT